GACAGACCCCGTGGGAAAACGTGCTTGGGGAACCCCGTCCCCGGCTTCACGGTTCGTGCTCAAAGGGCCATCGAATTTTTCGGTGGTCCTTTCTGCTTCCAATGGTGTAATGTTACCCGTAGTTATAGATGACGTGGCTGGAATTCAAGACCAAGGTTGAGGACAACATCGGTGTGCATGCCGATCGCCGTGGCCCCATAGCGACCCAGATAGCAAACTGGATACGCGGTGCGGTGCTCGACCTCCAACGTTTCAACCACGGATATCGGACAAGCCACATCCGGACCTACACGATCTCCGATCTCGAGGTGGATTCCGAGGCTTCCTTCGGCTACCTGCCCCGCAACGCTGAGGTCAAGGCGGTCTACTGGTCCATGATCGGCACCAAGCTCAGCCGGATACCCCTTCACCAGTACCCGTGGCAGAACCGCAACGACATGATCTCCGGGTCCATGCTGCTCAACCAGTATGTGGTATCGATCGATCCCGCGTCGCGCCAGTTCTACGTCTACCCGAGGATCAACGACACCTACCAGATCGTGGTCGAGTGGGACGGCATCCAGGTGGATTTCGTGGACAGCGACGAGGTTCCCTTCGACGAGAAGGAGGCGGAGGCGGTGTCCAACTACGTGCTGTCAAAGGTGGCCATGGCGGACCTGGATCTCCAGACGGCGGCTGTCCACAAGTCGGAATGGATCAGCGAGCGCAAGCAGATATTTCTTTCAGAGTCGGACAAGGCGGTTGTCCGCCACACGGCCGGCTCACCCAACGGCAACATCCGCGCCTGCAATCCTCCCCTTCCGGAGAACGAGGACGAGATCCAGTTTGTCGCGTTCGGTGACTTCGGTGTCGGCAATGACAACTCGCGGGCTGTCGCGGCGCTCGCCAAGGGGTTTGAGCCGGACTTCATGGTCTGGCTGGGTGACGTGAACTACCCGTCCGGAGCAGCGGACACGTTCGAGGCGAATGTCATGGACGACTATGACGGCTGGGTGCCCCAGTCGATCTATCCGGTATGGGGGAACCATGACCTGGAGTCGTCCTCAGGTGGTCGCTACGGAGGCCCGCTGGCGGATCTGTTCCCGTCGGTGGACGCGGTCACCAGCGATGAGTTCTACTACGACTTTGTCCGTGGACCATGTCACTTCTACGTGATCAACTCCGGCTACACGGACGCGGAGCCACGGGTTGACAGCGGCCTGGACTACACGGCCTATTCGGGCATCACCGGGCCGGCCCAGCTTCTCTGGCTCGAGGATCAGATCGCCGCATCCACATCCGAGTGGAACATCGTCCTCTTTCACCGACCTGGTTACTGCTCGGACGAGAACTACTACCCTGGATCGACGGCCATGCGCTGGCCGTGGAACACGCTGGGTGTGGATCTCGTGTTGAACGGGCACGGGCACAACTACGAGCGGCTGCTTGTCAGCGGCGTGCCTCATCTCGTTGTCGGGACCGGTGGGGCGGACCTGCGTGACTTCAATTCCACTCCGTCCACCTACTCGGTCAAGCGTTACAACACGAAGCACGGTCTGGTGCGGGTCCACGCGGACTCGTCCCACCTGCAGGTGGTGTTCTACAACGTGGACGGCGATATCATCGACAATTTCACCCTCCATCAGGCGGAGACGACTTCAACCCTCATGGCCGCATCGCTGGCCACAACCTCAGGCGTATCAGTCGCCGCAACCAATTCAGACGGCATGGCAGGATGGTTCAATGTTGACACGATGGCGGAGCTGGCGGCAATCGCCCATGCATCCACGCACAAGACGGCGGCTGTCCAGGGTGAGCTGGTGGTTGATGACGGTGGTGGCGGCGTCTTCGACTGGCGCGGTGACTCCACCTCGACACATGATGGTGTCAACATCATCAAGCCGGACGACATTGATGCCGCGCTCCCCGGTCGCTGGCACAGGATGCCGTTATAGTCGTGAGGAAGCCGTTTCCAGCAGAATCCGAACGGATCGTGGTGGGGGCAACACCTCCCGATCCGGACTGTCCTCCATTCACCCCGGCAGATGGGCGTATCCGCGCCTGCATCATCACGGAGGGGTTGCACCTCGGTGGTGCGGAAAGGTGGATGTGCGACCTGCTGACCTACGTCCTGTCCGACGTGATCCAATGGGTCGGCGTCGGATCGGTTGAAGGCGTGTTCCATGACAGGTTTGCCGATGAGATCCGGAAGCACTGCCCGGTCTACTCCGGCAAGGATCAGGTGTCGGCGCTCGCGGCGGAATGTGATGTGGTGGTCTCGTGGTTCATCAAGGACCTGACGCCCTACCCTGCGAGACGCACAGGTCCGGTTGTCTCGGTCTCTCACAGCCCGCAGGACTGCCCGTTCTCGAGGAGGTTCATGGCGTGTGGGTTTCCCGGTGCGACTGATTTCGTGTCCGTGTCGCAGGTTTCCAGGAACACCTACCCGGCTGAGATATGGGACAGGATCAGGGTCATCAAGAACGCCGTCGATGTCGAGCGCCTGAAACCTTCGGTGCCTCGCGAGGAGCAGCGCCGGATATGGGGGGTTCCTGAAGGCAGCAAGGTCGTTGGCTTCATCGCCCGCTTCTCCCCGGAGAAGGGCTACCAGCGGGTGTGGGACAGTCTTCACCACCTTGGAGACGAATGGGTCGCCGTGCTCGTCGGTGACGGGATCAGGTGGGAGGACTCGAAGAACCTGGCTGCCTCACAGGTCGGCAACAGGGCGATCTTTCCAGGGGCCACCAATGATGTCGGATCGGCGCTGAACGCCTTTGATTGCATCGTGGTCCCAAGCGATTTTGAATCATTCTGCTACGTCATCGCGGAGGCGTGGGCGGCAGGTGTGCCGGTGATCTCCACGCCGGTCGGTGTGGTCAATGACCATACGGATCTCGCCCACATCATCCCGCATAACTCGTGTGGCTACGAGGTGGCCAATGCGATCAAGCAGGACGAGGCCCACCCGGACGATGTTGCCAACCGGGTCAGGAATGCACGCGAGACCGTGATCGGAACCTATTCGATGGAGAAATTCGGCATGGAGTGGACCCACTATCTGACATCGCTGGCGATTGACTGGGCGAGCAAGGGGAAGGTGCCTCATGCCGCGTAGGAATCAGGTTGTTCCGACATCACCGCTGCTTGGCGGATCACTGGTGACCGACCACTCGCCCGATGTGGCGGGAATCGGAAACTTCACGGTGTGCCGCAACTGGCGACGCGAGCAGTCGGAGATGAAGGCTTCCGAGGGTTACGACTATTACTGGCCCAACACGACAGGCACCTTCGCATCTGATCCTGGCAACCAGCCTTTCCCGAATTCGGCATCGGCGATCGTCCCGACTTCAGCGACCTTCTATCAGGGTATCGTGACCCTGCAGGTCGGTTCGGGCCACACCTACATCGCCGGCGAGAAGATCCGTGTCTCCGGGTTCACCGAGGCGGATTATAACGGTGACTTCGAGGTGTCCTATGTTTCCGGCGCGACGGTCAACTACGCCATCGACACGGAGCCGACCACGCCTGCGACAGGGACGGGGCTGCTTGTCTCCAACGAGCCGATCAATCTGGTTCACCAGGCGGTCAGGCCCAACGGCAAGGTGGCCCACATCGTTGGCACGAAGACACGCCTGTTCCGCTTCTTCTCGTTCGAGGATTCGGACTACTTCGAAGGAACGCCGTCCGATCCCTACTTCGAGGACGCCGGTGTCCCTGGTGACGAGTATTTCAGTTCCAACCAGGGCGACTGGATCCAGATAGCCACCGGGCTTTCGATCAACGGCAAACGCTGGCAGTCGGTCAACATCAACGGCTGGTCCGTGTTCAACAACTCGGTCGACCTGCCGCTCACCTATCGCGTCGAGGACACGGTGGCCCACCCGATCTACGAGCTGCGCGAGCAGGGCATCGCCGCGGTCGAGTGCATCGAGGAGCTGAATGGAATCCTGAATGCCGGTGGCGTGCTGGAGATCCAGTCGGACGCTCTCGAGGAGGTGCTCCGGCCGCAGCTCATCCAGTCGTCGGAAGGCGTCACCGCCAGCCAGTCCGGAACCACGGTCACATCCACGTCGGAATTCTTCAGCTCGGTCTACGTCGGCAGATACATCGTCTGGGACGACGGCACCACACCTGTCGAGATCACGGGACACACCAGTCCCAAGGTGGTCACGGTCGGAGCTTCCGCCACCACGCCTCATGGCACGTTCAGGCTCCGCACCAAGGCGGCTCAGACGGGCTGTCCGTTCTCCACGCCGGTGACCGCGTCTGTTGCCGCATCCTCCACCACGGTCACGGCGGACACGGCCTCGTCGTTTGTCAGTGGTGATGTCGGGAAGACACTGCGTTTTGTCAACGGGTTCGAGTCGGTGATCGCCTCGCGCACGTCGGACACGATCGTCGAACTCACTGATGCCGCGCCGGTCGCGGTCACGGACCTGCCCTACTGGCTGATCGACACGGGCGATGACGTGGTCGAGGCGGAGTCGGGGGTGTTCACCGGCTCGGATCTGGTGGGGTCGGTGCTGGTTTGGGACTCGGGCGAGCAAAGGATCATCACGGAATACGTCGACTCCACCCACGTCAAGGTCAACAGCGAGTATGCCGTCGCTTCAGGGTTCATCTCGATCGAGAATCCGGACACCTACGCGGCCTTCACGGACTACTCGAAGACCAACCGGATCCAATACCGTCACCTGTGGTCGGCGGTTGATGACCCGACACGGTTTGCAGCGGTGCTTTCAGGCTCCATCACGGCGGGATCACGCACGCTTGTGCTGGACGGGACGGCCAGGTCACTTGAGCGCGGTGATGAGATCACCATCCTTGGTGCGGGCACGCTGGGCGGGAACCTGACAACCACGATCACCGGCATTGCGGGAGGTCGGGTCATCGGGCTTCAGAACCCGGCCATCACCACGGCGGTTGGCGCTGGCGTGCAACGCTCGGACGCGATCGGCTCCATCGTCGGGCAGGCTGACCTTCAGGACGACTCCTCGGCGATCGTGAACATGAAGCGGCTGCGCGACAAGCTGGTCATCTACAAGGACACGTCCATCATCATCGCGTCCTACACGGGGCTGGTCGAGTCGCCGTTCTCCTACCACATCGTGCGCGTGCCGGAAGGACGCAGCCTCTATTTTCGAAACCTGCTCATCTCGATAGACACGGACTCCCATGTTTTCGCCGGCAGGAATTCGTTCTACTCGTTCGACCTCACCACCCAGATGCCCAAGCTGGTCCCGGAGCTTGAGAACTGCCGCAATCTTTTCTTTGACGAGGTGGCCATCAGTGATGACGACGAGATCTTCGCCACCCATTGCGCCCCTACCAGCGAGGTGTGGATCGCCTACCCCGGAACCTCCGGCGACAGGGCGCTCCGATGGTCCTACAAGTACGGCAACGTGGCCACATCCAGCTTTCCGGTGCTGGCGGCCGCCACCATGGACCGGCCGGAGATCGGAAACCTGGAGGGGGTCAGTGAGAACTGGTTTGTCATGGGCATGGACGGCGGAACGGTCTGCATCTACGGCAAGACGGATCAGCCGATGGCCGCGTGGGCGGACGACGAGATCTTCTACACACGCTCCGCCAACCCCTACAGCGCCACCAAGGGCACCTATGTGGCGACGATCACCTACGGCCTCGCGGACTTCGGTCTGCCCTACGATGAGAAGATCCTCACCCAGGTCATGCCTTACTTCGGGGTCAGGTCCGATGACGTGGACATAGCGTTCTCGATCTACAGCTCCCGTGTCCCCTCGGAGACGCCCGAGCTGCTTGACACCACATCCATCACCTCGCCCCTGACGTCCAGTGCGGTCCCGATGCACTTCATGGGTCACTATTTCCAGGACAGCTACCAGGTCACGATCAACGAGCAGGTGGCGCGGTTCAAGGGGCGTCAGTTCGATGTCCGCCCCGTATCCTCCAACTCGAAGGTCAGGGTGCTCTGATGGCGATACCTACGCGACAGGCCAGGTATGACATTCCGGATCTTTCCGGCGAGATCCCCGAGAAGGAGGTTCCGGTTCCGGACGACGTCAAGGACCGGTTCCCGTCCATGGCGGGATACCAGCAGGCTGTCATGGCCAGGTGGGAGGACTTCACGCGCATTCTCAAGCGCCAGATCTCCGAGCTGGGGGCCTCCGTGGCCACACTCCAGTCATCGGACAGGTCCACCGCCACCACGGTCACCTCGATCCAGTCGTCCATCACCTCGATCAATGCATCACTGGCCGACCTGCAGGCCCAGATAACGGCGCTTGGGGCTGATGACGAGGCGCTGTCCCCGGTGGTCACGTCACTCGCGTCGCTTTCAGCATCAGTCACGAACCACATCGCCGCCACATCGGCCCACGGCGTCACCGGTGACATTGTCGGAACATCAGGAGCCCAGTCACTGGAGTCCAAGACCATCGGCCTGACCTACCCCAAGCCGGGCAGGTTCAACGCGCTCATGGTCAAGGAGTCGATCGACGCCGCGGAATCCATCACGGTGCCTTCCGGCACGACCATGTTTGTCCCTGGAGGGCTTTCCATTTCCGGCAGATTAAGAGTTGAAGGCCGTGTGCGCTTTCTGTAATGTTACCCGTAACTATAGGTTGTAAATGGCATTAGACCTCCAGGGAGACAATATCAACATTGACGGAGTCGCCACCCAGATCGGTGCGCCGACCTCGGCGAATCATTGTGTCCGCAAGGGAGATGTCATTGATCTGTGGGCTTACGTGGAGGGGCTGGACCTCAACACGGCGGCTCCTGCCGACCTTTCCGTCATCACCATCGCCAACGCCACACGATGGATACTGCTCGAGGCCGTGGTGATCGATCCCACCGCCAACCTGTCCGCCGCGATCGTTGATGTCCGCACCGCGTCAGGTGGTGGTGGAACCGCGATCGTCGGAGCTGAGACGCTTTCGAGCCTGACCGGAACGGACACCTACCACGACTGCACGGTGGACAGCACCGCCATCCAGACCGCCACCACGATCTACCCGAGGATCACGACCGCGTCCGGTGTGGCCGGCACGGCCGCCCTGCTCCTCAAGTACCGCTCCATCGGAGAACTGTAATGCCCATCGACACCATACCTCCCACCTACCGGGTCACCAAGGGGTCCGAGCTGACTCATGTGGAAGGCGACGCGAACTTCCGGAACCTCTACAACGGAATCCAGTCGCTCGCGGCGCTGCTTGGTGTGGCGTTGAACAATGACGGATCTCTCAAGGACGGGGCGATCGCCTCGACCGACGTGTTTGACGCGACAGTCCTTGCCTCTCTGCAGTCCATCCCGGTCGGGTTCTTCATGATGGGCGGGGTCGCCACCCCTCCGACAAACTTTCTGCTCTGCGACGGATCACTCATCAGCAGGACGACCTATGCCACGTTGTTCGCGAAAATCGGCACCACCTACGGGGTCGGTGATGGATTGACCACCTTCGGACTTCCTGACCCACGCGGCAGGGCGTTGATGGCGGCGGGGTCAGGTGCCGGACTCACAGCAAGGGCACTCAACGCCAGCGGTGGCACCGAGGAGCACACGCTCACAGCGGACGAATCAGCAGTGCTCACCTACACGGTTACATCCACGGAGGCGGTCACTACTGATGATGCCACTTCCCAGACGACCAATCCGCAGATCCTCTACGCCGGCCGCAACCAGGCGACGGTGTCCTACAACCCGTCCATGACGATCGGCAGCGATGCGGGCGGTAACGCCCACAACAACATGCCGCCCTACCTCGCCGTGGGCCATCTCTTCATCCGATACCAATGAACGTCGAGGCTTCCAGAAGGTTTGATGAACTGAGCGCCGAATACGGCGGGCTGATGGGAGAGATCTGTGCCCCATACCCCGGTGCGCTGGAATGGTGGGAGAGCTTCAAGGGCTATGTCCTGACGTGGGATCACATCGTCGATGAAGGCGACGAGATCTGCGTGAACACGGCGTCCGCCTCGTTGGAGGCATGCCTCGTGGACTGGCCCCGAAACCAGTTCTACATGGCTTTCATGGCCCAGCTCACACCGGTCATCTTCAACGCGGTCACCGCATGGAAGTGGTCCAACGTGGAGGGCAACCCGAAGATCAAGGCTTACGATGTCTACACCGAGGTGGGGACCACGATCGCGTGGCTGCTCCATAGCAAAGAGAAGGCGACGGAGTATTCAATGAGGATCCGGAACATGAACCGTGAGATCGAGGTGGTGGACGACGTGCTGGACGGAGGGAGGAAGTAATGGCTTGGCCTGTTTTAGCAGCGGCGGTTTCTGCGATCTCTACAGTGGCCTCCGCACGGGAGGCTTCCAATGAGATCGATGCCGCCAATCGCAGGAACATCAACAATTCCAACGCGATCAATATCGCGAACTGGGAGTATTTCCGACAGGGACGTGGTTCGGACGGCACGGCCATCCTTCCGGAATACGCGGTCATCGAGGGTCCGAAGAAGATCGACCCGGAGACAGGCGAGGAGCTTCCCGGTGATCCCATTCCGCTTGAGCCGGAGCTGTTCGGCAGGGCGTGGGACATCTACAACCGATACGGCGGCGGGACACTTGAGGAGCAGCGATCGGCGCTTGAACAGCTTCTGGATCCGGCGTCACGAGCCATTGATGATGCGAAGGTTACCGCCCAGTCGTTGTTTGACGGGTCGCGCAGAAACCAGGAGCTGAATGACCAGGCGGTCACGGCGGAGGCACGCAGACAGCTCACGCGGACCACGAACAACCAGGCGCTCGAGAACATGCGGAAGTCGCTTGGCAGGATCGGTGCCGGCAATGCCGCCAAGGGATTCGTCGGTGGCGGTTCCGCGGTGGACCAGGCCCGCCTTGGCCAGCGTTCCGCCGCCTTCCAGAATGCCGCCACGGCCACCACGGCGGACGACATCCGTTCCGCATCCGAGGTCGCCGCGATTCTTTCGAACAACGACAACCGTATGCTCACCAACCTGGGTCTTCCGCTGGAGCAGGCCGAGCGCAGCGTGTCCAATGTCGGGCTCGTGGACCAGTCGCTCATCAACCGGTTGAATCTCGGTCAGTCCGTGTTCAACCAGTTCCGCCTGCCTGTCCAGGCTTACGAGGCGAAGGACCTGCCCAACACCATTCCAAACACGGCCTACTCACAGGCGGTGTCATCACTGGGCAACGGCCTTGGAAGTCTGTTGACCAACTACGGGCTCAGCCAGACAGCCGATCCACTTTCATCGATCAAGACCACACCGATAGTGGCCTCGGCGATGAATACAAATGACCTCGCCTGATGCCTCAAGCAGCCACCAGTATCTACAACAACACGCTTCCTGACGCTCAAGGCGTGGGCGGCACAGGGTTGACGGCCGGTGGTGTGGCGGGCGCGGTCGGAGGTGTCGCGCTGAACACGGCGACGAACTTCCTTTCCGGTTACCTTCAGGACAGGGCGCTCCGGGACGCGGCGAATGCGAATGCCGCTGCCACGAACGCGCTCAACAACAACAACCTCCAGTACTTCCTGCAGTCTCGTGGTGCCACGGGTTCGGCGCTGCTTCCTGAATACGCACTGGACGCGGACGGCAACCCGGTGGAGCCGCAGTTGTTCGATGACGCCTATTCCCTGTTCCAGTCGATCACGGGAAGGTCTCCAGAGGAGTCGGACCAGCGGTTCCGGGACGCGCTGAGCGGTTATCAGGAATCCATTTCAGCAGGCACTCAGGCGGTCGGGGATCTCTTCAGTGGGGACATGCTCCGCCGTGAGCAGCAGTCCATTCTGGGGGTCAACAACCAGCGCAGGCAGGGGATCAATGCAAGCCGCAACTCGAGGCTTCAGGCACTCTCCCAGACACTCGACGAGATCGACAAGGTCCAGGAGCAGCGTGGTTTCCGGAACTCCGCCTCAGGCAGTCGTAATCTCGCGTTCAACGCACTCCGGGACACGAACAACCAGTCCGCCACGGAACGCGCCACGGCGGACCTGACCACGGCTGCCGAGCTTCAGGCTGCCAGCCAGAATGATTTCAACCGACGTCTCCAATACATCAACGAGCCGTCTGTCCAGGCCAACCGCATCGCGGCCGGTGACAACCTCCTGCCGGCTGCCCTGATAGGGAACTTCAACCAGGCGTCCAGCGTCTTCGACAACTTCCGCATCCCGGCCCAGTACTTCGAGGCGAGAGGGCTGCCGGAAATCGTTCCGTCGTTCGGAGTGGCGAATGAGATCGGATCCACGGGTAACGAGCTGGGTGCGTTGGTGGCCAACTACACCATCGATGGGAACACATCAAAGCTTCAGGACTATTGGACCAATGTGATCGGCGGAAACATCAACCACAACGGGGCCAGGGGGGATAGTGGCAGAAACCGATTCCGTGACTGGGTTGAGAGCCTGACCAATTCCGGCGTCGATGCCATCAACAACTCCGACCTCAATCCGACCAACCAGACACCCTGATGGCCAACTCCGCATTTGACGTACTGAACAGATGGTTTGAGCAGAAGCGCGCTGACAAGCGGCAGGATCAGCTTCTGTCCGCCGAGCGTGCCTTCATCCTGCAGCGTGAGCGCGACCAGCGTGCCTACCGTGATGACTCACAGCGGGCCATGGACAAGGTCAACACCGATTACGCCAACAAGCTGTCCGGTGAGATCGAGGATCTCTACGAGGAGTTTGACCAGATCCACAACCGCGTCGGCATCGAGATAAAACGTGAGGCGATGACGCGCATCGCGAACACCTACAAGGACAGGTTCAAGGCCGCGATCGGGGCGAACGGGAACGTCATTCCCGATGCGTTCAACAAGATCCTGGAGAGCCAGGACGATGGCATTTTCCAGGAATACAACGACACCCTGATCCGGCTGGAAGAATCAGGCGGCAACAGCGAACTCGCCAACCGGCTCCGGTTCCTTCAGCGCCGCATCCAGAACCACGAATCGACCTTCCGCGACACGGTCCGCACCATTCAGGACAAGTCTGGTCTCGAGGTTTCAGGAGGTTCGCCGCTGGCATCAACCGTCGGCTCGACCGAGATGAGCGACCGGGAGCTCGAGGAGGGGGTTGTATCGTCAGTCGGGTCAGCGGGTGGCCCATCATCAGATTCAGACGCCTTGTCTTCGGTTACTGGAGACGGCGGCGGTGAAAAGCTCTTTTCCTACGAGGGGACGCCACTGCAGGCCATTTTCCAGAACGTTGGCAAGGCGGCTTCAGGCCCAGTGGGTTACATCAAGGATCAGCTCGCCCCGATGAAGGGGGCTGTTTCTTCCGTTGTTCAGGCCGCCAACCCACTCACTGGGGTGGGGCCGCTGGGGCTTCCCGCGCCGAACCCGGTTCCTCCGCTTGTTGGTAATCCGCCCATCAGCAGGAACAACCTTGCTTCGCCTGAGACTGGGGCACCTGAGTTGTTCAATGCGACTGCCCCGATCGGCGGGGTGGAAGCGATTCAGAAATACGCCCAACCTCAACCTTCCCCTGACGAGCTGGCCCGTGCCATGGCGGTCAGGGTTCTCGGGAGTGCGGACCCCGCTTTTCTGGACTCCCTTCAGGCGTTCGCATCCTCCCGGTATGGGCTGACCCCGGACCAGTCGGTCCAGTTGATGTTCGGGGCGGACAAGGGGGACCCTGAGGCGACACGGAAGCTCCACGAGATCCGAAGCGCCTACGGGGCGAGCCCATCACCCGTGGCCCGGTAGACCTGTCCGCAGCACGAATCTGGCAAGCAAACTGAATGGCAAACTCCATTGTCAATTTACACCGGCAGAAATTCCCGAATGACGGCAGGTCGGACGAGGAACTGACTCTAGTCTACTCCAAGCGCCTAGGTGGCCGTGACGGGCTCCCTCAGGACTTCCTGGACGACCTGAGGTCCATCAATCGCGGGATTGACCTGGCGACGCGTCCAAGCCTCGCAGGCGAGTTCAAGGGGGCGGTGTCGAGCGGTGTGGACCGGGCACAGGCCCAGCTCTACGACACGGTTGCCCTGGGTGCGAACAAGCTGGGGCTCGAATCGGTCCAGGCTTACGCGGACCGTGGGCGTGAGCGCAATCTGGCGGAGGCCGGTGAGAACGTCCGGTCGGTGCATTCGATCGAGGAGGTCGAGGATTTCAAGGACTTCGCCTACTGGTTTGCCGGCGTGGTCGGAGAGAACGCGCCCCAGCTCGCAGGCACGCTTGGAACCGCGGCGGCGGCGACAGGTGGTGCGGTGGTGGCAGGTGCTTCCGCTCCGGTCGTGGCAACGGCGGGCCTCATAGGTGGTGCGGCGGCGGGCTTCACCCAGACCCAGAATTTCGGCGACCTTCGTGACGAGGGGATCGACGAGGACACGGCAGGCAACACGGCGATCGCGACCGGCTTCCTGAGTTCCCTGCTCGAGGCCATCCCGGTCATGAAGGCCATCTCCCCTTACACGCGCACCCTCGGCAAGGAGCCTGTCAAGGACGTGGTGATGGAGCTGATGAAGAAGATCCCGTCCAACGCGCTCGTCGAGGGCGGGACGGAGGTCGGTCAGGAGTTCGTCACCATGGTCGGCGAGACGCTCGCCCACCGGAAGACGGACCCTGACTACGAGATCCCGGACAAGGAGTTCTCATCCCGCATCATCAATGCGGGTGTGGCTGGTGCCGCTCTCGGTGGGGCGCTGGGTCCGGTCGAGGTGGCGGGCGATGTCTATCGTGGAAGCACGGGCCGCAGGAAGGACCCGGACCCGGACCTCCCGCCTGCCGACAAGGCGACAGATGCATTCTTCGGCAATCTGGGACAGGACGAACAGGCCACCATCAAGGAGATGGCAGGGCGGTCCAATGACGGCGGGATCACCTTCGAGGAGGCGACGTGGCTGAGGGACAACCCGGAGCGCCGTGATTACCTCGTCTCTGTTGGTGGCAATCCGGACAACGTCCACCAGCCGGTCAGCAATCCGGTCTCGGAGCCACCTGCCCAGCAGCCGGTGGCCCCTGCTCCTGCTCCTGCTCAGCCAGCACCGCAACCCGTTGAAGTTGCTGCTCCACAGCCACAGCCACAGCCCGTGGTGGCTCCGGTTGTCACCCCTGCCCCTGCCCCTGCCCCCACGCGCACGGAAAGCCTTCAGCATCTCCAGCGGTTCGTGGCACCTCGTGAGGTTTCCTACACACCTCCCCAGACCAAGGCCCCATCGGACGATGTCGCCAGCACGGTGCTCAAGACGCGGGTGGACGGGCGTGTGTTTGAGACCCCGTCGGTGGTCAGGGCCATTGCGGCCAAGTTTTCAGCGAACGAGCCTTTGACTCCTGGTGAACAGGAAATCGTGGACGGCTTCAGTCCGGAGCAGAACGAGCAGTTCACCAACATGCTCATCCAGGCCGGTGCGCCCAAGGCGATCAGGACAGGACTGGATACGCGTACGCTCGAGGAGGCGGAGACGGTGAAGAAGCAGGGCGTGAAGGCGGGCGAGGATGCCGTCGAGGGGACACGTCTTCGCGGGTTCACGCCCTTCCCGCTCAAGGTTGGGTTCAAGCTCCGCAGCGGTGAGGTGGTGGAGGGACTGGACCACACGGTCCACAGTCCCGAGCTGGACGAGATCCTTTCGGACGATTCCTCCAAGCCTTCATCCGGTTCCGCACCGTCCAAGACCCACCGCTACGTCTTTTTCGAGGACACGGCACAGACGGCGGACCCGAAGTCGAAGGTGGTGGCACTGCCGGTCTATCGTCGCACACGGGGAGGCAGGCGGATCGGGCGTGTCGGTGTTCCTGCCGGGGTCCCTCACAAATCCAACGAGAAGTCCGTGGCGATCTCCAAGCTGATGAAGGAGCGGAACGCGGACGGTTCCACCCGATTCGTGCCGCTTGCCATCCGGAATGCTCACGACGTGGTGGACGCCCACGACCCTTCATCCGTCCAGTATTTCTCGCGATCTGACTTTGATTCCCTCGCCGACGCGGAACTCCGCGAGATCGGGGCGATCCAGCGCGGTGCCGAGGCTTCCAGGTTCCAGCAGCGAGGTTTTGACGAGTCCGGCAACGTGATCGAGGGACGCACTGTTTCCGGGCTGGACAGGGAATCGGACCTATCGTCCGACGACCCGATCACCCGCTTGCAGGCGACTGTTGAAGAAATACTTGGAGATTCCATCGGGTCTCCGGTTGACATCAGCACAGCCCGTGAGATGGTGCTTGAGTTCATGGCTTCCGGCCCCGAGGAAGCCGCCATGGTTCGGGAGCTTTACGCGGAGCTTCTCAGCACAGCCATGGAGGACCCGCTGTTCTCGGAATCGATCAGAAACGACCCGTCCCTCGCGATAGACCAGATAGAAGCACATGCAGCAAAACTCGTCTCCAATTACTCGGAAGCAGCCGGAATGGGTTCGGCAGATGTTAAGAGACTCCTTGAGGGAGACAATGGCCATGCCTCGCCAGGAACTTCCGAAGTCCAGCCCGGAGATACACGAGATGATCCGGGATCTCTTCGTGGAGAAGGGACTCATAAGCGACTCCAGCCAGGAGTAGCATTCTCGATCCCGGTCGGTGACAGCCCGCGCATGAGCGGGGCCAGGGTCATCGATCTCTTCTCGCGCATCCTCAGATCCGCCACGGCCAACGGGATCAACGTCCGTGTCTTCCAGCAGCGATTCGACGCACTCACGTCGGAATTCCTCTCACGGGAAGGTGGTGCTTTTGACAACGCCTCGAACACGATCGCGCTTGTCCTGCACGACATCCAGAACCCGAACCTTGGCAACATCCGTGTCCTGCTCCACGAGATCGCCCACCACGTCTTCCGCAACGAGCCTGCCCGCATACGTGAGGTCATGGCGGCATCGATCGACGCGTTGGGTCGCGACGCGCTGAAGATCAACCCGGAGGCCAACCGATCCACGTCGGGGCTTGACCCAGAGGAGATCCTCGTTGAGACGGCTGCCCAGTCGATCGATCCCGCGACAGCCCGCAGCCTGGTTCAGCGGCTGCTTGATTTCCTCAAGGGCGTTTATTTGCGGGCCTCGCTTGAGATCCAGTCCTTGTTACATCGAACGGGCGTTCGTGACATCAACCCGCACTACGCCCAGGAGTACGCGGACCTCCGATTGCGCCAGCTCGCGTTCAGCGGAGATGTCCCATCGGTCTTCAAGTGGTTCATGGGCGGCGACCCGAAGCCGGAACAACGGATTGAATACCTCACACCGACATCAGAATCATGGATCCGGGCCAGATTCAACCCGGCAACCGGACGCATGGAGACCGTGGGAGCGATCCCGTTCACCGCGGAAGATGCTGTTTTCAACACGGAATCAGCACGCTTCTCCATTCCTTCAGAGAACGCCATATCGCCCGACCAGGGAACCGCGCAGGCCGTTCCTGAAGTGGCCGCGCTCCGCAAGGTGTCAGGAGTCCTGAAGCGGTGGTTTGAATCATTTGACGGGTCCGGAGAGAACCAGACGGCGGACGGTAAACCGCTTTCCGATTACCAGGGTTTACTGAGATCCGTGCTGCCGAAGCGCATGCAGGACCCGGAGGTGGTGGAAGCTTCGAAGAGCGAGGCGCTGAAACGGCTTGGAAAGCAGCCGGTCGGTCCTGAGGTCCGGCTGGAGTCACTTCCGGAGTTCCCGCGCAAGAACGCCGCCAGACAGGCGTTGATCCTCCTCAACCGCATACGCAAGGCGATCACGAAAAATGTCGGTAATCAGCGGTTCGAGGAGCAGAAGATCCGCAACCGCATGGAGCGTCGGGTTGCCCGTGAGGATCGACTGATCACCGCCCACACGGACGCGGATGAGGTTTCGTCCTACATCATCGAGGAGATCCGGAATGATTTCTCGGGGCTCAAGGCGGACGGCAAGGCGTTCCGAACGGCGACAGGCAAGATCACCAAGCTGTCCCAGATGATCGGCAAGCTGGACGCCAGCCTTGAAGGGGACCAGGTGCCTGCGGAATACCAGAAGGCGGCACAACGTGTCCTTGATCACCTCACCAGGACCAAGAAGTCGCGCATCGAGCTGTTTGACATCATGGACTTTCTGGTGTCACAGGGCGTGGACTGGCACTCCGTCCCACTTGACGCCGCTCGCAGGCTTATCACCACGGCTGCATCGAGCTTTCCGGAACTGAAGGCGCTGACCACCCAGGATCAGACGGCGAATGTGCTCACGACGGCGCTGGTGCATTTCCTGCAGAAGCATTCCCACGTCGAGGCGATGATGAAGCTCCGCAAGGAGGACCTCGGGAAGCAGCGTGACGAGATGATCGCCTCGCTCAAGGCGGCACTCAAGGGCCACACGGCGGAGGTGAATCGTGCTGAGAAACTCATCCGTTCACTTCCGCGTGCCGCTGTCCACGCCGACCGGATACTCCAGAAGATCAAGCAGATCCACGAGGACCAGCGGGCTGATCATGCACGTCTCCAGCAGATCCTGAATCTCCAGTCGGTCTGGGTTTCCGGGGAACCGGTCCTGGAGGAGGAGATCCAGCGCCTTGAATCCATGATGGGGGCGGTCGGGAAGGAATTCAACGCGGTTGAGGGCGAGACCTATCCGGTCCCTGACGGCAAGGGCGGGTTCCGCATGGCGGAGTTCCACTACCCGAAGGAGAAGAAGGAGAGCGCCGCGCTGATACGCGACATGAAGGCCATGTCGGAATGGCTGGACACCATGGAGCCGGGTGACCTGCGGCGAGGTTCGGACCGCTACAACCAGGTGCTCAACGCCTACGAGAAGATCAGGGACAATTCCGTGGTCTACAAGGCGCTGATCAACCGCGATTCGTGGATCATCAGGTTTGCCGGGTCACTGGTCGACAAGCTGGACCTGATCGGCAACCCATCCGCACAGGCCGCGGCACGCAAGGTCCGTCGTTATGCGGCTTTTGTAAGCTCGGTTCACGAGAAGTTCGGACTGGTTCGGGGACGCCGGTGGGCCACCCTCGAGGCGGAGGCCATGAAGGCGGCTGGATTCCCACGCGGCGGTCTTGATGAGTTTCGCAGGACGTGGTTCAACCGCGCCTTCCATTTCTTCGCCCGCAACAAGGAGATCCTGATCGATCACCCGGATCTTGCAGATGCCTACAGCGAGGCGTTCAAGCGTGCCCGCAGGCACTACATGGACGATCCCTCCACCCGTGCCATCGCGGCAGATGACAAGAAGTGGGCGGCGATGAGGCGCTATTGGGAATACACGGCGGAGACGTCAGACGCCGCGGTCGGGCTTTCGGAACGCAACGGCATCAAGGTGGACGACAAGGAACGCCTCGGCATGTATCGGGACGTCATCGGCGCACCGCTCTTCGAGGTCATGCGGGCACCCAGTGACCTGCTCCACAATCTGGCGGACCGGATGAAGAAGCGTTGGACGGATCACCCGCTCACAAAGGCGTACGCCGGATCACTCGTCGAGGGCGGTATTGAAACACTGGACCAGTCACTTGCACAACATCTCGGAGGTGGTGTCTGGGAGGATTTTGTCGGATCGGTCGCGGAGATGTCCGGACGTGCCGGCTTCCATGGACCGGCCGGACCTGATGGCACACGCGACATTCTCCGCACCACGGCCGTCAAGGCGGCCTATCGCATCTCGGGTGGATCGGTTTCGAGGTTCATACAGGCGCTCCACCAGGCGGGCTCCGGCGAGTCCACGACTGAATCGGTGGAGGATTACGCGGTTGATGTCCTGTCGACGCTCAACGACTGGTTCCGCTCCATCCACGGCATGAGTGTGGACCGGTCGGAAAAGGACGGGTTCTCGATCACGGCAGCACAGCCGCTGATGAACGCCCGCCTCTCGGAATCCTTCCCGGAGCAGTGGGTCACCCACCGGACCTACGGTGTCCGGGACCTGAACAATCTCCTGCACACCATGGGCTACAACATCGCCTTTGGCCGCAACCTGGAGGGGATTCTTCATGACTTCAGCGTCGCGGACGCAGAGATTAAGGAGCGTGTCCTCAAACACAAGGTCGAGGTGGTGGATCGCGCTCAGGCCACCGGCAAGACCGGAAAGGCGCTCCGTGCCGAGATGGTCCGGCTGGCAGGCGGTGAGGCGGAATTCAAGCGTGGTGAGAACGCGATCAGGGACGTGAAGCTGATCAATGAGCAGCGCCGGTCCTTCGCCGCGTTCATCAACTCGAACCATACGTCGGTCGACTGGGGGTTGGTGAATGAGGGGATCTCGGGAATGGTGGGCGCGGCGGTCCAGGGCCTCAAGACGGCTCTCGTGGACACGTCGACGGCCTTCAAGCCGATCATGGAATACGGGTTCTCCCGAACCTCCATCATGATGAGCCTTTCCATTCTGAAGGGCATCGGCGCGAACACGGCCAACTCGGCCGCGAACGCACTCCCCTTCATCGCCGCGGAGGGAGACAGGTTCCAGCGTGACCTTTCAGACATGTCCGTCGCGGCGGGATTTGTCGACGCGGACAACGACCTCTCCGTCAAGGAGACCATGGTCGGTGAGATGCACAGCGTGCCTCAGGCTCAGGACACGGGGCGTGCGTCCGCATTGAGCGAGAAGGCACGCCTTGCAATGCGCGGGGCCAGGACCGTGCTCTCGGTGGGGATCGGCAAAAGCTCCGGGGCTTCGAGGTCTGCAAAGCTGCAGGCTCCGTTCACGTTCATCTCCAAGACGATCAACCTCGCCGCCATCCAGGGGGCGTTCAAGATCTATGGCAATCTGGTGATGAAGATGGTGGAGGCATTCGAGTCCAACCCGTCCTTCGCCGCCGATCCGGACTTCGAGTTCACCGCGGAACAGCTCGGGTTCAGGAACACGTTCTTCGGGCTGCTTCGCGACAAGGACACCTACGCCTACCTGAGCCAGAGGTTTCAGGACGAGATGGGCATGACGCTCGAGACGGCGGCTCGCGAGGCCATGCGACGCAATGCCGGCAAGTCGCTCAAGACGCTCTTCACGCCGCGTGATCTGGCCCGCATCGGCAACATCGCCATGACGGACCTGACCCAGGAGTCGTCCGCGACCACCACGCCGTCATCCTTCCTCTCCAACCCGGCCCTCCATGCCATGCTGCCACTGCTCAACTGGGCCATCCGGCAGACGGTCTCGGTGTCCAAGTCGTTTTCAACGCCTGGTGGCGGGAGGTGGGACGCCGCAGCAATCCGCAAGGGATTCCTCGGCATGGCCTTTGGCGCGATTCCGATCGGCCTGCTCTACTCGGTGCTGGTGGACGAATTCGAGAAGGAGGTTCTCGGCAAGAAGGCCAACGTGCTCGACTTCGGAGGCAACCCGTTCTTCGCCATGGTCGACAAGCTGGCCCGTGTGGGCACGTTCGGACTGGCCGGTGACGCGGTCAACTCGATGATCAACCTCGACACGGCACGCCCGTTCTCGATCGATTCGCGTGTGTTCGCCGTCTCCTCGTTCATGTCCATGCTCAACACGGTCGGGACCGGCATCCAGCAGGGTGCGGCCTCGTGGGAGACGGTGGGACGTCCCCTCGCCATGTCGCTTGGCGGAGCAGGCTACCTGTCCAACTTCCAGATCATCAACAACACGTTCGGACTGGACAACGAGGAGGCCCGCGTCAACTCGCGCATCAACGTCAACAACCACCTCCGAGCAGCCGGTCGCGAGGTGGGAATGGAGGTCCGCACCTACCGCGGTGGTGGGATCACCCCGTCCAAGACCCGCGTCCATGTCAAGGCCATGCTCCTTGCCGCCATGGGAGACGACCATAAGGCGTTCTTCGAGGCTTACAAGCGGGGTGTCGAGGCGTCCATCAAGACCGGCAAGACGCGGTCGGAGGCCGAGGAGTCGATCAAGCGGTCATTCCAGGGCTACCACCCGATGCGGTCCATCTTCCGCACCCCGCCGACGGAGCGTGACATCAGGAACGTCCTGCAGGCCATGGACGACACCGGACGTGAGGACGTGCTCGAGGCCATGAGGCTCATTGACATCTACACGAACCGGCTCGGGATCAAGACATTCACCCCGAAACGTGAACGCTCACGCACGTCGCTTTCAACATACGTCAGATCCGGTTTTTGATCGACAAATGTTACCCGTAACTTAGTATTTGCACAAAATGAGGTTAGTCTACGCATGGGTGGCAGCCGCCATCCTCATCACATGCTCCTCGGCTCTCGGGCAGGGGTCGGTCTATTACGTCGACTCCAAGGTCAAGCTCAAGGAGCTGAACCCCCAGGTCGGTCGCGGGCTGTCCTTCAGCCGTCCGGTCCTGCTCTACGATCCTGCTGACATCAACTCCTACGGGTTCTACATCGCGACCAACTCCGTTGCCGGGGTTGATGACGACGCAATCATCCGGTCAGCCCACACGGACACCTACTCATGGGTCAGGATCGACACGGTCCCGCTGGCCAGTGATTCGGTTAAGGGCAAGTTCCGGCTCTTCAGCGCCCCATCGGACCCGAATGATCCGGTCGGCTATGACAAGGAGGACACCGACGCGCTCATCGACGCCCTGCCGGTCAGTCTCGACGAGCAGGCCGATGTGGACGCCAGCGCGGGTACGACAAACCAGTTCCTGATCAAGCGAAACGTCGCCGGAGTGACTCAATACACGCCGGTCACCCCGAGGATGATCGACGCGGCTGCTCTTTACGGTGTCGACATGACCGGGGCAACGGACTCGACGGCGCGGCTGCAACACGCGATCGACTCACACAAGACGGTGTTTCTTCCGTCCGGCACGGTCACCATCTCGAACACCATAACCCTCTACACTGACACGAAGCTGATCGGGGCTGGTCGAGACGAGGTCACCATCACCAACTCCAACAGCTCGGTGTTTGCGTTTGTCTTGAGCACCTCGACCGACACCCCGCTTTCGGACGTTGATTCAAACTTCATTCTCGAAGGTGTGACGATCGGATCGAAGAACGGGCTGCGTATAAACACCACTTCAGATTTCGCGGCCCGGCACCCGATCAAGGGAGTGGCAATACGCCACGTCAGTTTCCTCGGCTCTTACGGATCTGGTGAAGACGCGGACTATGAAACGGACGACGTCCCGACGATCGCGGAACTTCAGGCATTCGGCACCGGGCTTCAGTTCGTGAAAGTGTTCGACGCGGACGTGAGGAATTGCCTGTTCCAAAGGCTGGGGATCGGAACCTACCTGTTCGGCTCGGACATAAACACGTTCGAAAACAACCGCTACAACGTGAACGCAAACCATGTTTACACGACGAGGGACACGTCGACTGGAACATGGGGGTATGGTAACAAGTGGATCAATTCCGACATCCTTCAGAACAAGCGCGTTCGTGGGGTATGGATCGAGGATAACCGGCACACGCTGATTCAGGGGAACTATTTCGAAAATCATAATTATGGGTCATCCTTGTATCTGTACACGACCAATGACATCGGGACGAAGATCTTCGCCAACCGCTTCGACAACACGGGCAACGCGACGCCCGCCATAGATATCAACCCTAAACATTCCTTCCAGTATTCGGGCAACACCTGGAACGTCTCCACACCGCTCTCCACATTCCTGATCGGGTCAAACTCGTGGGCTCAGACGGCCCCCTCACAGATCATGGCATCATTCCGCGACAACGGTCCAGAGACCGGGCACCCGGTGATCAACTACCCGCAGGTGGTCACCAACCAGGTTGACCCGTATCTCTTCTCGGCGATGAACCCGCAGCAGGTCGGGGGCTCTGGCGGTGCTTCATGGCCCTGGAACGTGTCATCCGCCACGGGGCGGCACGCGATCCAGACAAGCACTGGCAACCTGATCGTTTCCTTCTACCCGCTCATCTCGGATCGCGCATTCAGGGTCGACTTCACCGCTCGCGACATCTCTGGAGCGGCGGCTGATTACGCGGAGATCAAATACTTTGGAACCAGCACGAACACGCTATTGTCGGAAACGATCGGATTCACGGACACGAACGAGGTTCAGACAATCAGTCGATGGATCGAGCTTCCCGCATCTGAAATTGCCGATGGCCGGTTACAGATCGAGTTCCTGAATGATCGTGCCGAGCTGGAGCGCATCCGGTTGACCCCGGTCTCTGGTTCGGAGTCAGTCATTCAAGGCGCTCAGACTTTTTATCCACGAGCTGGTTCTCCGGCGATGACACTATCCGGCCGCAGCGCCGCCTACGCGTTCGACCCCACCGCATTTGAGGATGTTTCAGGGGTGCTACAAGTGCCTCGGGACTGGAAGGCGGTGAAGCTGAGGCTGCTTTATGCAAACCCATCCACGACCGCAGCCGATATTCTGTGGGCCATCTATTGGGACGAGCGATCGGTTGCGGACGACCTGACGACATCCGGCTCTGGGTACGAGCTGCTCACATCCGACGCGGGGACAACCGCCGACCTTTTGCGGGTGACCGCATACACGGCGATCATCGATATTGACCCATCGAAGTTGCAATTCGTCCGCATAGCAAGAGGTGGGAGTGACGCACGAGACACGCTGAACGCGTCCGATGCTGAGCTGATCGCCGTTGAAATTTTGAGATACGAATGAGATACCTGCTTTCCATCCTTCTTTTCTGGTCAGTCTCGGCTTCGCAGGCACAGGTCGTGACCGCGATCCCGAAGGCGCTGATGCAGCTCCGAACGACGGGGACCAACGGGAACCGCGTCGAGGCCATGTGGGTGCAGCTCACGCCGCCACAGACCAACGAGGTGTTCGTCAATGTCCGCATCTCAGGAGGGGGCGCGAATGCCTTTGGAGACGGCAGTGGCGAGATCAACACCTTTCTCCGGTTCGCACCGGGTCAGGAGCGTCGGAAGCTGATCCTGCTTGAGAACGGGACGGGTGCGGAGTCGGGCAGCATCTCGGTCGCCTTGTTGGAAGGGTCGAATTACACGCTTGGGGACCGGACCACGGAGAACCCGCCGTGGGACCGCACCGGCACAGGGGACGCCATCCCGACCGTCACCGCACCGACGATCTCGCTCCTGACACCGTCGGACAGCGCGACGGCAGACACGGAATGGGCGGTTCCCTTTACATCGTCCTACACGTCGTCCGGCGAACACCGCATCGGCTCGATCGCGTATCAGGTTTTCAATGCCGGTTCAACCAAGGTCGCCGATGTCGCGGCGGACATGATCGAGAGTGGGTATGCCGCGACGGCCACCCTCGCCACCTCGGGCACCTACACGGCGAAGGCGGTGCTCTACTACACCGATGAGAACGGTGTGGACCAGACTGTAGAGTCATCAACCATCTCGATCACGGCGACGGACCCGAGTATCACCACGTCCATCACCAGCCCTGCCGATGCGGCGACTCTGACCGTTGATGTCGCGACGTCGGTGCAGGTGTCCGCGTCAGCCAGCAGTGGCGGCATCACCCAGGTGGAGTTGTTCGAGGACGGCGTCTCGGTCTTCGTGGACGGGGCCAGCCCGTTCAACATCCCATACACTCCGACATCGCTTGGCGCTCACAACCTGACCGTCACGGCAACCCGCACGTTGGGAGGGACCGCGTCGGATTCGATAGACATCGTCTGCATCCCGGCGGCGAACCAGGCACCAACCGCGGAGCTTTCCTTCGATGCGGCATCTTCGGATGCGGAATTCCCGACGCTCGATCTCCGGTTTGACTACGTGGTGAGCGATGCCGACGGCACGGTGGATCAGATTGAATTACGCATGGAGGGGTCGATCATTCAGACACTCTCCAGCGGACCCTATACGACCGGAACCCTGACGTTCAACGGCGTCTCCCCGGCGATGGTCACGGACCGCGGCTATGTCTTCGACATCATCGCGACCGATGACGATGCGGCCACCACCACGAGCAGCTACGCCAACGTCGTGACCACGACCGCCTCGACGCCCGCCTACACGTTCACGGGGCCTGGCGACGGATCGGCGGAGGTCGGGCAGACGATCACGCTGACATCCAACCAGGCAAACGGCACGGCTGACTCGCTCCTCTACGAGAAGGTGTCCGGGCCGGGCACGATCACCTTCGGAACCGCGACGGCGATCTCGACCACCGCGAGCTTTGACACTGCTGGTATCTACGTCGTCCGCGTGACCAGCACGAAGGGCGCGACGAGCTACGTAAGGGAGGGGACTTACACCATCACCGCGCTTCCCTATCAGTTCACGGGACCGGCTGACCTGACACTCGTGGTCGACGAATCCGGCACGCTCACGGCGACGGAGGCCAACGGACCGGCCGATTCCTACGCGTGGGCCAAGACTGCTGGCACAGGCACGGTGACGTTCGGGACATCGACGGCCATCTCGACGAGTGTCTCCGTCGACACGGCGGGCACGTTCACGATCACGGTGACCGCCACCAAGGACGGCACGCCCTATGTACGCACGGTCACACTGACCATCACGGCGGCCGACACCTATCCGGAGCCCGGAGACCCGCCCACACCGGACGCGGTCAACAACATCACGCTTCCGGTCCTCGTGTTCGACCACGACGACCAGACGGACGGCATCGCATCCAAGACGGTCACCTTCAAGACCGATTCAACCTTCGCGCAGGCTTCCGGCACGGTGATGGAGCTGAACGTTCCGAACCTCCATCACGGAAACACGCTTTCATTCAGGATCAACGGCGGGACAGAGCGGCTGATCCGCGACACCACGGCGACCGTCGACCATAACGCGCTCAACAATCACGGCACGGCGGACGGCTATCTTGGTGACTTCTCATTCAAGGTGCTGCGCGTGCCGATCACGGACGGCGTGATCGTCGCGGGATCGAACACCATCACGTTCACCTTCCGTGCGCCGTGGTCGGCGGGATTCACATCCACCGGCATCACCTACGATCAGGGGCACTTTCAGACGGCGGGCTACCGCATCGTCTATTTCAACTTCCTGGAGACTGACGGCGACCGGCTGCTTGATTCGTCTGACTTCGTCGTCACGGATTACACCGCGTTCACCGCACCCGCAGGCGGGACGGCGGCGACCGGGCAGACGCTATGGGAGAATGACACCATCCTGACCTCGAACCCGAACAACCAGGCGGCGAAGCGCACCGCGTGTTTCGACTGCCACGGATCGGGCGCACCTCTTCATTACTTCCATTTCGAGAACGACGTCATCATCGCCCGCTCGCGATTTCATGGCCTGACCACGCAGCAGGGCACCGACATCGCGGCCTACATCCGCAGCCTGACACCGGCCCAGACGTCGACGAATGCCCGTCCTTGGTCGCTCCCCTACCAGCCAGGCCCGAACCTCGCGAACCTCACGACGCATGAATGGGCGGCGGGCGAGATGAAGGCGCATGCGATCGTTCCGGACCTGAAGATCCCGGACGTGCTCGCCAACTCCGACGCACACCGGACGGAGATCTACGGCGCGACGATCGAGAACTCGGACCTCACGTTCTCAAACTCGACCGACAGCGAATGGCAGACCCGCATACACTTCCAGCTTCCTTCCTACCAGCAGTGGGTGGCGGACTTCCACCCGAAGGAGTTCATGGGTTCGCGCACCTCATGGAACGCGTCGAACCTGAAGCGCGAGCATGACCAGTTCCGGGCCAAGTTCACCAGCGCCGCGAGCAACTCTTCCGCGATCTACGACTGGCGGGAGCTTGACCTTTACAGCTACCGATTCATTGAGAACGAGATGCGGACCTACTTCTCGACGATGTATTTCCAGGCCGACGAATTCGCCTACCCCTACAGCGTCAAGAAGCTGGCTTCAGTGCTCGCGCTGGACATGGAGATGACGTGGAACCTGTCGAGCGTGGATCTGTATTCATCCGTCGCGTGGGACCATTCCCGCGAGTATCCGAGAGCCGCCACGTTCTTCAATACTTCGCCGCTTCAAAGCCACGTCGCCACCGGCTACACAGGGCACGCGGTCGGCAACCGCACCGACGCCAGCAAGCGTTTCCTGGACGTCGGCTGGTATGCCGTCCAGATGTATGTCAACCCCTGGATGGGAGGGGACAACCGATTCCTCGACAGCGGGCGCGGCTACTTCTACGGCGCGTCATCAGATTGGTTGAGCAAGATCCCCGGAGGTGGCGAGCCTGAGAGCCTGTTCGCGCTGATGCACCAATTGAATGTCTGCATGATGCGAATGAGTCAGCAGGACCAGAACGTGAACAACAGGAGCGGCGGGGCCTACCTCCCCCACTTCAACCCGCAGGTCTTGAGCGACAACCAATGGCTGGCGAATGCCGACAAGGGCGACGCGACCGACAAGCTCGCGATCATGCTCGCCGCCGTGGAAAACTTCATCGACTTCCTCGACACCATACCCGTCGCCACATGGCAGACCGCCAGCGTCGTCAGCAGCATGACCAGCGGTGCCTCCTCGACCGGGTTCCGCGACGATTCCAAACAGCTCTCGATCTGCTACATGCTCCTCCACAACCTCAAAAACAACTGGGGCGTCTCGACCAGCCACGCGACCTACGTCCGCGCACGCGACAAGTTCGCCCTGATCTGGCCTTCACAAGCAACATGGCCATGACGGATTACATCACGGAAATCGCCACGTCTCTCATCGGCCTCGCCGGCGTGACCGTGACGGCGTGGTTTGGATACAAGAAGGTCAGGACCGCCAACATTGAGACCTCCCAGGCAAAGAGCGAGCTGCAGTTCCAGTCCCACGCATTGTCACTCACGGACTTTCTGGGGGAGTGGGGGGAGATCCACCACGAACTGGAAGACCTGATGAAGAACTCAGAGGTGGACAGGTTCCTGATATTGAGGGCGTGGAACGGACTGGCTTCACCAAGGTGGACGACCGCCGTGTTCCAATACCGCATAGGCAGCCACAAGCCGGAATCCTACATCCACTTCGAACTGGATGCGGACTACGTCGAGCGTCTCAAGCAGGTTGTTCATTCGGGGTCCATATCGTTCACCACCTCTGAGATAAGCGACAGCGCCATCAAGGACGTCTATGCGATGGAGGGGGTCAAAAGCTCCGCGTGGTTCCTCATCGACAAGTCAGCCGGACCTGTGGCTGGATCCGCCGCGATATCCTACTGCTCGTTCGCCTCTCATTCCGAAGACAGGATCAAACCCGAGACGATGACGAGGTGCCGCATGGTCGTGGGTCGCCTCAAGGGTGCTGCGATGCGAATGATGGAAAGTAGATCAAGCTGATGAAGACCTTCCCACTGCTCATGTTGATCGCGCTGGCTGTCTCCGGATGTGCCACGAACACGCGCACGGTCAACGCAATCACCCCCGGCTCCGAGATGCGCGACACCGTCGTGATCAGGAAGCAGGGCAACACCACGTTCATCTACAAGGACAAGACTTATGGGAATACCCGCAATCGCTGAGCTGGTCAGCATGTTCGGTGGCGCGATCGTCACCGGTGCCATGACATTCTGGGCCAGGAAACAGGAGTCCGACCGTCAGGACATCATGCAGAAGCACGAGCTGGAGATGGCCAGGCTCGACAAGCAGGCCGTCATGGTCAAGGAGGCGCGTGAGAGCGCGACCATGGGTAAGAGCTGGGTCCGCCGGGCCATCGCGCTCATGATCGTCACGGGCTACATCTTCGGGACCAAGGTCGTGCCGGTCTTCTGGCCGGACGTGCCGGTCGCGGTGAGCTATTCCGTGATCGACCCCAAGACCTTCTTCGGGCCGGAACGCGAGCTGGTGGAATGGGTCGTGGTCAACGGCATCGCCATCACCCCGCTCGATTCCTCCATGCTATTCGCCATCATCGGCATGTTCTTCGGCTACGAGGTTGTCAGAAAGGCCCACCGATGAGTTCACTCAATGATGAGAATGGAAAGCCGTCCTCGATGCGCCTCATGGCGGTCACGGCACTCTGGATGAGCTTCGCGCTCGCCATCATCGCCTCGCTCAAGCCCGACCCCTCGGGCAACGGCTTCTGGCTGTCCCTGTCCTTCGTCGGGTTCGCCTTCACCGGCAAGTCCGCCCAGAAGTTCCTGGAGATGATGCCGGGACGGAATGATCCGAAATAGAGACTTGTCACGCCGTAGTTACGTGTTACATTGCACCTGCTAGGACGGTGATGGTTCATGATGTGTGTTCATGACCGGCCCGCGGATTCAACCCCGACGGGCCGGTCTTCTTTTTATCCCCTCTTTACGTTTGCGCCCGCACCTGATCGGTGGTAGATGTTAGCCAAACTTATGGGTAACACTCCAGCCGTCGCGATCATCGGACCAGGGCACTGTGGCAAGGACACCGCCGCGGACATCATCAGCAGGCTCACCGGATTCCGGTTCCTGGGGTCCACCTCATGGCATGTGAAGGAGTTTGTCGCCCACCGCATGGGGATCAATGCCATGACCGCATGGGAGACCCGCAGGACACGGCGCAAGGACTGGCGCAGACATGTGGATTCCTACCGGGAGGGCGATCCTGCCCGCATCGTCCGCGAGATGGTGTCGGACGGGGCGGCGATCATCACCGGCATCCGCACCCACCCGGAGCTGTCGGAATCCCTCGATGACGGGCTCATAGGCCCTGTCATCTGGATCAGCCGGGACAACTCCCCTGATCCCACCAACGAACTTACCACCCGCGACGCAGACCACACGGTGTTCAACACCGGCACGATCGAGGACCTCAAGGACAAGCTGAGGGTGCTGCTCGCGGACATTGGTCTTTATGGGAAAAAAGCGAACCGATGAGGAGATCATCGCAGCCCTTCAGAACGCGAAGGGCAACCGCACGAAGGCCGCGCAGTCGCTCGGCATAGGGCGCTCCACCTTCGTTGAACGGCTTGGCCGCGTCGATCCGGACATCTGGAAGGCGGCGGCACCGATACCACCGACCCACCACTCCCCGCGCACCACGGTGCTCTATGACGGCGATGGGAACGTGCTGCTCGAGTGGCGGAAGCTGGAGGAGACCGCGAAGGTCATGGACGGGTTCGTCAACAGCCTCTGTGAGCGCGTGAAGGGAAAGGGGCGTGCCCCTGTCAGGAAACCGCGCAAGACCGACTCCGAGGACATTCTCTTCGAGATCGACGTGGCAGACCCGCATATCGGCATGTATGCCTGTGCCGAGGAGACACGCGACCGTGACTACAACTGCGAGATCGCCACCCGGCAGGTCATCGACGGCGTGGACGCGCTGCTCATGCGGCACAACCGTCCCGACGAGATCGTGCTCACCTTCCTGGGTGACACCGCCCACTCCGACTCCCGCAACAACCAGACCGAGAAGTCGAAGAACATCCTCGACGTCGACACCCGCTACCATCGCGTCGCGGACCACCTGACCAAGGTTGCCACTGATGCGGTGGACATGTGCGCCAGAGCCGCCTCCAGGGTCCGTGTCGTGGTCGTGGAGGGCAATCACGACTGGCACAGCTCCGTGTGGCTTGCACGCGTCCTGTCCGCCTTCTACAGGGCCTGTCCGAACGTGGTGGTCGAACTGTCCCACTCACCCCGCAAACACCTCGTATGGGGCGATACGCTGCTTGTATGGGCACACGGGGACCAGGTCCGCATGAACCGGTGGAACGGCGTCATCACCACGGAATTCCGGAAGGAATGGGGGAGCACGCGGTTCCACCACCTCAAGCTCGGCCACGTCCACCACCAGAAGAAGATCCCACCCATGGTCATCAACGAGGACACCGGCCTCCTGATCGAATACCTCTCACCTTCCTGCCCCTCCGATGCCTGGCATGCCGGGGCGGGATACATCGGATCACAACGCGGACTCACCGCGTTCGAATACCACAAGAAAGCGGGGCTCCTCGCCAGATACAACCACTGGACATGAACAACTGCAGCAACTGCGTCCATTCCTTCTCATACGGCCACCCACTTGTCATCCAATGCTCCAGTCTCGCCGTGGCAAGAGACAGCGGGCTGGAGCTGCCCGAGGCGTGCAAGGCTGTCTACACGAAGGACTTTTCGTGCATACATCACGAACTGAAACAACCACCGCCCTACTTCGTTGGCACCGACCCACACAGTGATGACGCTTTCCACTACTCCATGTGTTACCCATCATGAAATCCCTCCCATCCCCCATCCGAATCCACTACGAGACCTATGACGTGATCGAGCTGGATCCGGTGGAGTCGGCACAGATCCAACGCAGCGGTGAATACATCGGTACACACAAGTTGCTACGGGTCTGCATGAACGACTCGGACCTTGCAGTGCTGAACACCCTGATCCACGAGATCAATCACGCCATCCACTGGCATTACAGACTCGAGAGCGCCTCGGAAGAGGAGGACATGGTCTGCCGTCAAAGCTCCGCGTGGACCCAGGTCTACAAGGACAACCCCCATCTGGTGAAATGGATACTCAGCATCGTGAAATGAAGTCATGGAAACCACCTTTTCTCAACCTGAAGCTTTCAAGATTCCGATCATGGGCGGCCGTGTTGCGGCGCGAGGGGAGGATACAGTCGAAGTGGGGGTTGATGATCCATTTGATCACTGCGCTCCTGAGGGGTCGGACCGTGCCTCGGGAGGTGTGGCGGGCGAGGATGAGGAAGTGCCCGAAATGCCCCCTGTTCGACCCCGCCATGAAACGCTGCCGGCCGCACGATGAATCACCGCTCGGCTGTGGCTGCTACGTGCCCTTCCTCGCGCTCATGAGTCCGGGTTGCTGGGGGCGGGATCGACTGACGGAGGCGGATCCTGAGTTTGGCTGGGGGTCATATCCGTGACCGGGAGGCTGGTGATCATTGCCCGGCCTCCTTTATTTGACAGTTCTCCAAAATACGTTCGGCTTCCTCTACAACCTCACGACAATCGAAAGCATTGTGGATCACAAGTGCCTCGGAATACGCTCCCCCTGTTACAGGGTCATACCACTCAACCCTAGGCCCGCACTGACACATGGCCCCCTCAAGGTTGTGAGGTTTTTCATCGTTGATTGGGTAAACGTGCATCATTGATAAAAAGCGTCAGTTCCCTGCCTCGATGACAAGCGCGGTTCGCTCGGCCACGCGACCACTGGAAAGCACCTTCCAGCCGCCATCGTCATCTAACAATTCATGTGTTTGCACCTCTACTGAAGTTATCGGTATGACGCAGACACCATCACCTTCAAGAGGGTGGGTGCATTTTGACTTGTCAATGCACACTTGCATACGCCCATGACCCTCCCTGATCAGCTTCCCGAGTAGTTTGTGTAGCTTTGCTGTTGTCATGATTCCTCCTTTCCTCCATTCCAACGATCCAGGATCACTGATACTAAAGCCAATATACTGACAAAGGTTCCCGCCAGGCGAAACCAGTCCGAATCAGGCATTGAGGTCAGTATCCCCACACATGCCGCCGCCGCCCAGATGTGTTGTTTTGTATTCATGTGTTAAATTGAATTCCCGTCCAGGTCGCTGACGCGTGCAGGGCAGCCGGAGGTTTCCAGCCCCTCACCCTCACCTCACGCCCCCTCGATGCGGGAAATTGTGTCATGGCCGTCTCCGCTTCCTGACCCAGTCTCGGATCGCCCTGATCCCGTCCGGAATGGCGGAGATCAGCAGGCAGAATTCAGACAGTAGAATCAGTATCTGCATCACGGTTTCGGCCTTGCCTTCATCACGCGGATCGTCTCGGCAGCCAGCGGCTTGAACACAGACTCCCAGTCAGGACTCCGCCGCGCACTGCTCCACTTCCCGTTCCGCCAGAACTTCTCCACCCGCTGACGTTCACTCCAGATGGACGGGTTCACCCCGCAGCCCGCAAGGAAGGAGATCACCTTGCCGAACGGGATCGGGTCCCACGTCATGGCCTGGGAGATCGCGATCACGTCGAAACGGTCGAGCCGGCTTCGCAACGCCACCACATCGACAAAGTCCATGTAGCCAAGCTTCCGCTGGGTGTGGTTGCAGGCCATGATGAAGAACGCGGCCGGCGTGAACCAGTTGATCCACCCCAGCACGTTCGACGCGATCCTTCGACGTGGTTTCTTCATTTGTGATGAAGGTGGGAGAGTGTGAACATGACACCAGCGCCAATGCTGGCGTGGCCCAAAAATCCCGAGTTGAACACGGAGAGCAGCAACGCCACACCTGTCAAGACGGCCGCCGCCCAGAAAAAGAACCTGCACTCACCGCATTCCGGTATCCTTGGTTTCTTCATGGTTCTACCACCACTTGCTGATGAAGTGCCAGGCCACCCAGCCCACCGCAAACATAATGGCCAGATTTAAGATGAACGCCCCGATGAGCATGGCGCTGAACACGCTGTCTTTCGTTGGTTTCATGATTCTTTCTCGTTCAGGTATTTGTCACCACACCAGTGTTCAACATAAGCGTCCTTCGAATGCCTCGGGGCGTTCATGGTCACCGGGAGCTTCTCGGCATGGCCGGCCGCGAGGGACCAGCAATACTGCTCGACCAGCGGATCGGCGGAGGAGCGATGGCGCTCGAACGCCTCCCGATACCCGTCCACCACCAGGCGTCGATAGCCCGCAGCCGGGAACCACATGACCCCCGCGCAACCCATGACGTGGCACTCCTTGTCGAGCACACGCTCCGCAAACCGGTTCTCCGCGATGTGCATCGGCGTCCTGAGCTTCTTGAGGACCATGGACGGGTCCTTCATCAACACCGCGTCCGCATCCAGATAGAGCAGGTCCCCGCCGAGCAGTGGTAGCGCCGCGAGCAGCAGCGCACCCTTGAGGTCGAAGTTCCTGCCCTGCCCTGCGGTCACCACCCCGTCACCGTCAATGCTGTCACGTATCAGTGACTCGTCCGGCGTGACGCACAGCTCCGCGTCGAAATTGCATACGTGGCTGCTCCCGTAGAGCCCGCCTGTGATCAGCACGCGCTTCGCCTGGGGCACGGCATCCTCCACCGCCTCGGCCCAGTCGTTCAGCATGGACCAGAACGTCGGGTCGGAGCCGAAACACACCGTCGCCACGATCATTGGCATTCCTTCCTGCCTATGGTGAACACATCGTTCTTCATGCTTTCAAAAGTGTCCTTCATGAACCCGACACCGGCCTCCAGCTCCTCGAGCGAGGGAAAGGTTTCCGAGACCTCTCTCATGGTGAAGACCGACTTGCCGGGAACCGCGCTCATGTCCACGATCTCGCCGATGAACCACCCCTCATCCCCGTCACCGTCCAGGCGGCGGACCACCCTGTATGCCAGATCGAAATTCATCCAAGGCTCTTTGGTTTCTCATCACCGGTGATGGTCTTCTTGAAGTAACTGCTGGATGCGGTGTGAAACACGATCACCCCCTCTGGGTTCATGAAGCCAGGAGCCGCGAAGCTGCCGGCACTCTCAAGGTCACTGACCATCCGTTCAATCCTTGAGGCACTGAACTCGCCCTTCCAGATGATCGGAACCACACCGCAGCACGCAGGGCGTTTGTCATTATCGGACCAAGAGTGGGTGTTGAAGAGGCTGAAACGTTTTTCTTTCAATCCGTAACCTCTCTGGATGCCACTCCCCCACCACTCCCCGAAATGCCGTCCCGGACCAAGCTTTGAAAGCTCCTTGGCGTTTTCACTGACCCACGAAGCGAACCCGAAGTTGTCAGCATGGGTTGAAATGAACCTGTTGCGCGAACCTGGGTAGAGCCACATTCCGAAATCACCCTCAATCGGGTGGAGGTGTTCACACGGGGCGTCCTTCGAGATGTATATCTGGGCGTTGGTCCCGTCGATATTCTCGGTGACGACGCATTCACGAGACAGTCTTGGAATCTTTCCGAACCCCTCGAACGTGACTGTTGTATCAGGTGGATTGACCATCATTGTAGCCTGAACTTACGGCTGACTTTGGTTTTTGCAACCGGTTCCTTGTTCTTTTTCACATAGCTCACCAGCTCCCGCAGAAACTCCGCGAAATCCGCCTCACCCACACGCACCTGGGCGTTCAGGATCGTGCTCGCCATCTGGCCGCTCCAGCGCATGCCGGCGAGGAAGGCCGTCCGGAAGCACGCCTCTTCAAACCCCGGATCGTTCCGGTGGTTCGAGATCGCCTGGTCAATGTCGGGGTTCATGGGTCAGTTGAAAAACTGTCCGAGGTTTGGTGGTGAGAAGTTCGGACCCTTCATGATCTTGCCGTCCTCACGCAGCACCGGCTTCCCGTCCTCACCAAGCTTGGACATGTTGGACCGATGGACCTCCGCGAATGCTTCGTCGAAGATGGTGGATATCGGAAGCTGGCAGGCCCCCGCCTTGAATCCCCACGAGCTGGTGATAGATCGGATCGCCATGGCGAGATCGGAAAGCTCCGCGTGGATTGTCGGATGGAAGCCCCTCTCCAACGTGATGGACGCCATCCGTGACGCGTCGTGCAGGTTGATGAACCCAATCTGCGGTGCCTTCACATTCCAGTTGTCCCCGGTGTCAAAATACGAATCAAACCCGAACGCCAGCAACGCGCCGTTCGTGACATAGAGCAGGTCGCACAACCCGTCCAGAGCCTCCACCTGGTCAAAGACCGAGATCGCGTTGAACAGCTCTCGGGTCTCCTCACGGATCAGCTCGGCACGCAGCCGGCGTATCTGGTGTTCATTCTCGTTGTTCACCCGCCCCACGCCGAATGCCTCGTGAAACTCGCGCACCATCGCGATCGTCGGTTCAGTTTTCATGTTCTATCTTAATTCCAGCTTTTTCGCATTTTTCCAGTATGGAGTTTAAGAACGCCACAAACTCTTCAGCCTCTTCCCTGTATTCACCAATGACCAACCCATCAAAACCAAACCCTTTCAAAGAGGGGTGAGCCTGATCCGTGTAATGCTTGATTACAAATTTTCCCATAGTTCCTCCATGGCGCACTCTTTCAAGTCGCACTTGTAGAATGTTACATTTATTCAGTTTTCATGCTTCTCATTATAATGAATCCATAACCAGTCAGTCGTGTGAACACTTCGCGTCAGGCTTAGAATACCGATCAATGAACGACTTTAAGCAGTCGTCTTTCTGCGAGTAGTGTCCGCCATCTGCAATATCGTAATAGCGGTCGATCACACACCATTTGCCCTTGTTTTCTCCGACCTCCACCTTGTTGAGATAGAAGCGGAGACCATTCGGGTGAACCCATTCCCGGTCTCGTTCGATGTCACTGGTGACGTGAGGGTCGGGATACAGCTTCCCTTGAACAGGGTTGAATCCACAAGCCACGCAAGACGCTTGTGGTGGCTGGCCACCAGGCTTAGTTGTATTACTTTTCGTTTTCATGATGTTGCTGTTGTTGTTATTGATTAGTGCCCAACCGGTCAGTCGTGTGAACGTTGCACGTCACACACTTCCACGTTATCTGGCAAAAGAATCAAGCATCTTAGCGATTGCGGCATGCTTCATCCTATTCACCAGTTCGGTGACTTGGGGATCTTTCTTCAGCTCCCGCCTTACTTGGCGTTTCAGATCTTCTGTGATTTCGTCGGCGATAATGGACGCGATAGTGACGCCATCTAGGCCATCTAGGCAATCCAGGCTATTTAGGTCTATTTCAGTTTTTAGTATCATGGTCGTTTATCTTGAACGTTAGCCCTATCGTGATGCCGCACTAGTATTGCGTGCTGCTTGTCTGCGCTCACCACGATCCGTCTTAGTCGTTCCGGCGTTGGCAGGTCGTTTCCGAGCTGCGCTAGAGTGCCGTCCACGCCGACGATGAAATACTGAACGAGACCCCCGTATAATCCGTAACCAATCCTTCCTCGTAAATCATCAGGAAGGGCTAACAAGTCGTGTGAACGTTGCACGTTATGCTGAGAAGTGGTGGCAGAGAGCGGGAATCGCACCCGATTTCTCGAACAGTCCAGATCGTGCCATTGCCTAGGTAGCCGTATCCAGCTCTGTCGTTTGTTCCGACTTTCACGGATCTGCCGTGTAAATTGAAATTGCATGACAAGTCAGTGGCAAGAACGATTCGCGTACGATGCTTCAGCGTTCGGCTCAGAAACGTAGAGCATGTGAATCGCCGCCAGGTGCTCTACGCCATTCCATCGGCGCACGGTGATTTCAGGCTTGGTTTGTGGCTCAGTGGTCAACACCCATTCTTGCAGAATGGCATGCATATCTATCTTCATATCATCACCTCGCGTGCTTTCATTGATCTCTCCACCACGCCCATGTCCACCTGATCCACCTTGCCGGTGGCCTCGTGGAACCGGGAAGCCACCTTGACGGCCTCCGCAGGGGATCCCGCGATCACGGGCACCAGATACGCCTTCGGGTCGTTCAGCCGGTCGTGGATCGCCTCTGCCAGATACAGGTTCATTTCTCTTCCTTCTTCTCCTGCCATTGTGCCTTGCCTATCATCGAGAGGTCATACCCGTCCGGGTAGTCGATGATGATCGTCGTTCCTTCCTCTTCACCCTTGTGCGTCTTTTCCTGCTCGACCGTGAATCTGATGGACGCTTCTGAGTCATCGTGTATCGCGCCAGCGTAGCACAGGGCGTCGAGTAGAAACTTGCTTCCACCGAAGGCGGCGTCTTTGTCGAGAAGGCGTTTGCGGCTTTGAACAAAGCAGACAACAGGCAATCCTGCGCGTCCCTCTTCATTCGTGTACGGTCCGCCCAGTGGGATGTCCTCGAAAGAAGGTCGTTCATCGACGGGGGTAGATAGCCAGGGATACGAATGACGATTCTTGTCGGCATCAGAAGTTCGCCGCTTCCGCGGTGTTGATGGTTTCTCGGGTTTCAAAACGGGTATGCTTCTTGAAAAAGGTCAGCGGTATCAGGCCGGTCGCGCCATCACGCTGCTTCTCGATCAGGAGATCAACGGCGTGGACGTCGTCATGGTCGGCACTGTCGGGGCGGTGGAGGAAGCCGATCAGATCCGCGTCCTGCTCGATCGATCCGCTGTTATGGACAACTATGCCATTCGTAACGAAATTGTTTGTTCCTGGAACGCTTAGATCGCAAACAGAACACTCACCAGGAACGGCATCCACGCTCCTTAGACGCCCCCAACCAAGCTCCGAACATGACATATATGGGGAGTTTTTGATCGATTGAATCATGTGGTTTTTAAGAAGCTCCTCCATGGATTTCTTACACACAGACTTAAATCCGCCTGACTTCCTCTTCTGGAACCTCATGTATCGGTTTCCGGTAATCTCGCTTGCAAGCTCTACGAATATGGATGGCGCTGGGTCTATGTATCTCGGGCTTGGTGACCTGAGGCGACCAAACCTGTCCAGATTCGAGCAAATCACTTCCATTTTCTCGTTATCCTCAACACACACCCTCACTTCCCATATATCGCTATAGTAACCAACCGTTGATCGAATTCCACAGGTAAGCAAAAGCCACGAAACCTGATTGGCAAGTAATTCACTGACGGTGGAGTATTTAGCACACCCCCTAGTAACGGTTCCGTCCGCTTCCCATAACCCCGAAAGAAGCTCGCGGTGCGATTCGTTTGATGTTCCAAGATAGTCACTTGGTATGAATTTTGAATGAGCGGTGCATCCGTCTAGCCCTAGGCTCCGAAGCCATGTCATGACAGGGTTTTGGAGACACCCGCTTCTTTTACCGTTGGACAGATATGCGTCAAAAACATTATCGCTCGGCTGGTTCTTCCTGATGTTCACACTGACACCAAACTCGGACACAGATGCAACCACTTCTTCATGGAGTTCTCTCCTGTATATCAACCCAGGCGTTCCGGACATACTGCCGTTGCCTATCAACCACCCCAGTAGCTTGGCGTGCCTGACGTGGCCTCTGTTAGCATGGGGTATCACCCTTGGCGACGCTATCACATCCCTTCCCGGTTTAAGCTGATTGACCTGCTTCCACCCTGAACCTGTAAGAACAAGATGTTTTGCGGTCGCTGAAAACGACCCGAATTGAGTGTTGACCCTGAATACCTTGTTATACCTCTTTGGGATAAACTCACACTTCCTTATTACAGTGACATCCCTGTCCAGTGAAACAACCCGATCGGGCCGACTCCCAATCCGAACCGGTCCAGTTGGTGTGTAAACCCACTCCTGCTCCGGAAGACACTCCCGGAGATCGCTCAACCTCGGCTTGCGGTTCTTCTCCTTCTCCACGTCGCGGCTGAGCTGGCTGAGTGCGATCACCGGGACGTCCAGCTCCTTGCTCATCTCCTTCAGTCCGGACGAGATGATCCCAACCTCCTCGGTCCGGCTCATGTTCTTGCGTCCGACACCATTGGCAAGCTGCAGGTAGTCGATCAGGATCAACCGGGTCCCGTTCTTCTGCTTCTCACGGCGTGCCCTGGAACGCATCTGGGCGATGGTCAGGCCGGGGCTGTCGTCGATCATGATCGGGTAGTTGCTCAGCCTGCCGGCCGCGCCCGTCATGCGGACATAGTCCCGCTCCGTGCAGAGACCGTTCCGCAGATCCATCATGTTCACCCGAGCCATCGACAGCACCACCCGCTGGATCAGGTTGCCCTTGCTCATCTCGAGTGAGAACACATGGCAGTGAGACCCCTTCTCCATGACCGACTCGACGATGTTCATCGCAAGAGACGTCTTCCCCATCGCCGGCCTCGCGGCGAGGATGTAGAGCTTGCCGGGGTGGAGCCCTCCCGTGATGCGGTCCAGCTTGCTGAAACCGGTGCTGAGCCCGTTCACGCCACCGTCCGCATGGGTCGCCGCCTCGATGTATTCCAATGCGCTGATGACCTCGTCCTTGATCGAGAACGTCGATTCCTTGTGGACCGCCTTCCCCACCGACCCGACCCGCTCCTCGATCATGGACACCAGGTCCGACGTGGAAGCCTCCCGGTCGTCGATCTTTTCCGTGATCTCCGCCACCGCCGACCTGAGGTCGCGCCTCACCCAGCAGTCCACCACCATGTTCAACCAGTACTTCAGGTTGAGCGCCGATGGCACCGAATCCAAACACTCGCTCAGATAGACGATCCCGCCGACCTGCGAAAGCAACGAGGATCCCAGCATCTCAGCGACCACCGTCTCCAGAGAGACCGGCTTGCCCGCCCTGCTCATCCTCTGGAGCAGCTTGAACAGCTCCTTGTGGCGGATGTCGAACATCAGCTCGGCCGGGTCGGGGTGGACCGCCTCCACCTGGGCCATGCACATGCCGCAATCCAGGATCAGGCAGCCGATCAACGCACGCTCGGCATTCTCGTTGTGAGTGGGGGGAGATGTTGCTTCTTTTGACATTGCGTATCTGAAAGTTTCACCGGGCTACCGCTGCCGTCGGGGACCACACAACCAACTGTTCTGATGAGCCCTGTAACCAACCCCGACCGTTTCACCCGGTGAATAAATGCTTCGTGTTTCAGTTTTCCGACCTGCCCAGCTTCTCGTCGATGAGCGCGATGGCCGCGTGGCATTCCGTGTCGATAGCGGTCAGGTGCCTTGCAACGTCCTCGGGTATCTCCACCTCGTTGCCGTCATCATCGACGCCGCACACCTTCAGGAACTGCCGTATCGAGCAGAACACGCTTCGCCCGTGGTTCAGGTCGTGGTCCTCCGGATTGATTTCAACTATCATGGTTTCTTGTTTTCAGAAATTTATGTTCGTGGTGTTCTGTGCCTTGGATCCATCATCCACACCAAAACACCAGCAGCCAATCCCAGCAGCGCCGGAATGATCGACCTGCACCCACTGGCCACAATAACCCCGGTTCCTATCAAATTGACACCAACCGCGAAACCGATCTTTCCTTGTATGTTTTCAATGTCTTTGTCGTTCATAGATCGCCCTTCTTTTCAGCCTTTATGTGGTGCATCGGGAAGTGGCATCCAGTGGGTTGGTTGCGACCCTGGAAAATGACCAGAAGGCCCCCACGCACCACCGCCATGGTCCTTGTAGTAACGCATGATGGCTATATCGCCTTCCCGTAAAACCAGAACAAACACATCCTTCGGAGCCGACTCGATCGGAAGCCAGCCTTGGCGGGTGTTCGAGCCCGGTTCTGAATCCACTGCCGATTCCAACCTCCGAGCGCACTGGTGGAGTTCGCGTCCGGTGACTTTCAGATACTCCGCTCGTCGGGTGTTGCCTGCCTCCTCGATTCGCAATTTCAGAAGCTCAACTTTCTTGTCCAGTAGCCGGACCTCTTCCCGGATGGCCTCTTTCAGTTCCTCACTCATAGATCACCCTTCTTTTCCACCTTCACGCTTGATCCTTCACCCTTACCGACTCGCCCCAGCATCTGCTCCACCTCGACCACGTCGGGAAGGCATCTCGAGCAGAAATCAGATCCGTTGTCGGTGTCCCTGAAAAACAGGGTCCGGTGGTTGCCGCACATGCAGCAATTTCCGTGGGTTATCTCGCCGTGGTTCAATTTGTGGATCATGGTGCCTTTCTCTGTAGCCGCCGTCCGGCCGCAAGGTCCTCGTCATTGAAGACCGGTTCGTTCACGTTGGTCTTGAACTCCATGACAGCCACCTCGCGTGGGTCACCCACCGCGGACGACATGTCATAGTAGTTCGGGAAATTGCTTGGCCGGAACAGCGTGGTCGGATTGAAGTGGTTCACCATGTCAGGGTCACCGCCCCAGCGGTCCCACATGAACTCGACCATCCGCATCACGCCCTTCTCGTCCACCTCGTCGTCCTCACCGATCCGGGCCAGGATCGAGGTGATGTAGATGTCACGGTCACGGAACCTCCGCCCGGACAGCTTGGAGATCCGATCGATGATCCTCACCGCCAGCGCCCTGTCCTCATCACTCATGGACTCCTTAACAGAAGGGCAGGCGGTCCGGACATGAATCCCGCGTCCGTCCTTGCGGCAGGACAGGAGCCTCATCCCGCCCAGCTTGCGGACAGAGGCGTCCAGCGCGGCCTCCTCACAGATGTTCATTCCAAGGATCATGGTTCTCTCGTCACGCCACTGGTGGTTGCCCTTGTCGAGCGATCCCACCGCCCCCCATACCATCTTGTCCAGCGGGGACAGATCTGTTCTGGTATAGATGTGCATGGGGAGGGTGAGTGATCGCTTCATCGGTCATGGATCAGAATGGGACCTCGTCGTCATCAATCGGTGGCTGTGGTGAGGTTCGAGCCTTGGGGTCCGGACCTGCAGCACCCTCGCCGAGAAACGCCTTGTACTCGTCCGATTCCCTGATCGTGTTCTGAACCCACTCCGGCATGTCGTCAGGGAAGACGCCGCCGTTGTCCGTGATGTCGGTGATGGAATACATCCTCGACTTGTTGACCTGGGGTGGAACCTCCGTGCCCTTCATCAGGCTGGAGATGTTGATGATCTCCTCGGTCTTCCGCATCGTTCCGTCACGGCCCTTGAACTCCTTGTGGCCGATCGTGATCTGACACGACTTCCCGAGCACGGCGCTCAGCTTGAACGCCATCGCCTCCTCCTCGGTCATCTTCTTGCCGCGCCACGAATCCAACGCCTTCCGGAGATTCGCCTTCGGGTTGGTGGAGAGCCGGTATCGCTTGCTGACAGCCTTCGGAAGCGTGACCACCTTGCCGTCCTCCCCTTCCTTGTCGAAGGTCTCGTGGGGCAGCTCCCAGGAGATGACGATCTGATGGTTCTCATCGTCGGCACCGGTGCGTTCGTTGGTGTACCACCTGGTCCCGATGTCAAAGATCGCGTAACAGGTCGCCAGGTAGGTTCCCTCCGGGACCGGCTCGAAACCGCCAGCCCCGCCCTTGTTGGTTGCAATGATGTCACTCATGCGCTTGGAGCGGTTTGACTGGTTGCCTTGCCGGGGAGCTTCCCACCCATCCAGACACGGACGGTTCCCTTGCCCTTGACCGGACGCGTGCTTGTCTGGTGGCCACGGCCGTTGATCGCCGAGCGCAGCCCGTTGACCTTCTCCGCCTCCACCTCGACCGAATCACCCGCCTTCATCTGCGTCGCCAGAAGTGTCATCTGGCCCCGAGGTTCGGGGAGTATCCCGCTTTCTATTGTATATGCTGTTTCACTCATCGTGCTTGTGCTTGTTGTTTTCTCTTCAGACCGTGATCGCCTTCTGAACCCTCAGAAGCTCGTTCAACGTATAGTGGATCACCCGTTTGTTGGGCGCGACGGGGTGGGCTCTTCCTGCCTGCCGCAGGAACCGGAGGGTTGATCGGGGGATGCCGATTCTGGCTGCCCCGTCCCGCTCGTTGAAGAACCCGGCTGGAACTCTTGAGCTGCGGCTCGCTCCGACCTCTCTTTGTTGAGTCTCCATTGCAACTTCCTCCTCCGGACCTCAAAGCTTCTTCTCATGGTCAGACGTAACTACGGCTAGATGATCGAACTCGCCACGATTAAGCCGGTTGTTGAAATGGAAAAGTGCGACTGTCTTGGCGTCACTCAATCGGCAGCTTCCACTGACGAGCCCCTTGCCGCCGATTTTCTCAACCGAACACAAGCCACCCTCCGTTGGCTTGATGTGGTAGAGCGCCTCCACGATAGCGGGATTGGTTTTTTTAGAAGTGACCCTGCACAGCCAACCCACGACCAACCGAGCTCCCCATACCGGATCCGACCAAATAATCTGAAGCCTGCCTCGGTCGATAGTTACGGTTTCACGCTCACTGAAAGTGACCCAGTCAAGGCCGAACCCTTGTGATTTTAAATGTTTGATTATTGTGCTACGCGCCTCACACAAGTTGATCTTGTGCTTGTTGTTCACGGTGACAGTGATACGTCCGTGTCCGTCAGGACTGACAGTGCTTTCAGCTATCTCTGCCGCGGTGTGCAAATCCCCTGAACAGGCCACATCAAAAGCGATCGAGTCCCTTTCCTTAAGCCAGAGCCTTTCCTTGAGCCACAGCCTTTCAATCGTCTCATCCCGCAACTTTAAAAGCGATACTCCCCTCAGAATTTCCTCAATGGAGCTTGAGTTGAACTTAGAGCCCTCTTTATTGACCACGTCCCCTTTTCCAAGATCCGTGATGTAGCGCGACACGCAATACGTCACGAGGTCCTTCTCACTGATCCCCAGCTTCTTGCATGCCTCGTCGAGAATCGGACCTATCGCATCTCCCTGTTGGTGTGAATTCGTGCTCATGTTCAAGTAACCGAACCGTAGCACTGTATTACACCGATACAAGTGGAAATTTCGATTTATTTTGATTACCGGAAGCCAGCGGTTAATATGGGTAGTCCGGGGAGTAGACAGAAGCAGATGAACACGAACAAAAATACAGACCCAGAAGAGAGCCCGTTAAAGCAGACGAAAAAACGACTGATCACCAGCGTTGAGTTTCCCGACGAACTCGCCGAGAAGATTCAACTCGCGATCCGTGTGACCGGGAAGACCAAGAAGGACATCATTCTCGATGCGCTCAAGGCTCACCTGCCTGAAATACTGGCGTCGGGTGAGACTGAGCTGGCTGCCTTGAAAGCGGAGATTCAGAAAATGACCAGCAAAGACAGATCATGACCAGGTCCTTCTGACTGACCCCCAGCAATGCCGCCGCGTTTTTCAATGAAGCACCCATGCTGGAATGCCCTGACTCCCCGGTAACCCTTGATACGTTCTTCATAATCACTCCTGAATCATTACATGAACCCTGGGACAATTGCTGTCCTACCTTCACCAATAAAAGGCCATGAAAATCTTTTTCGCAATAACAATTGTAGTCACACTCATCTTTTCCCCGTGGGAGGAACAATTCCAGACCAGACCACCAAGGACCGTCATCAGTCCGATATGGGACGCACCGGTCGCCTCGGAACTTCGAATTGATGTCATCGCCGTCGAGTGGGTCGGGCTGGGGCTCATCTACCTGGCCTTGTCCGGCAGGAAACCAAGACCCGCCGACGGGGAGGCTGTTGACTGATTGTTGACCCGTTTTGAGGCCGAACTCGCTTCAATTCACTCCAATTCCTCACTCGCGCCGAATCCGGCTTTCGCCCGTAACTCGCTGAAACACCAACCCGTTAAGCCACTTCCATCACCCCACCCACCAATCCCCGTCCCGGTTTCCGGAACCGTAGGTTGTGGGTTCGATCCCCGCCCCGCGTACCACTCCCCACCAAGGACTTGCGAAGATTCTGGAAGATGGCTAAAACTCACCCGTTGACTGATTGTTGACCCGTTTTGAACCAGAAGCCAACATGCTGAAGAAATTCAAGACCCGTATCGGGAAGGAAACCGTTCGAGGTGTGAAGAGGTTCACACTGAATACCACTGACCCGTCAGGGAAGCGGACTCGGAAGTTTTTCAACTCACTCAAGGAGGCCAGGGACGCTGAGAAGCTCCTGTGGCTGGACTACAACGAACACGGTGCGCGTGACCTCAACCTGTCCCACGAGGACCGCCTGAGATTCGTCACGCTCGACCGTCAATGCAGGAAGGTGGGGACCACGCTCGAGAAGGCTGTTGAGATCGGCCTGGGCTCGTTGGTGGCCCCGGATCCGATCGCCCTCAAAGAGGGCATGGACGCCTACATCCAGTCGAAGGTCAACCGGCGCTGCAGGCCCCGCACCGTCCAGACGGTCCTGTCCAGGATCCGGCAGCTCGTGGAGATGATGCCGAAGGATGCCATGTGCAGCGACGTCACACCGGCCATGCTGCGAGACATGGTCCACCGGAACGGCTGGAGCCCCATGACCATGAGGAACCGCATGGTCGAGTACGGCGCATTCTTCAGGTGGCTCGTCCGGAACGCCCACATGGCAAACAACCCGGCCGAGCACATGGACAGGATCATTGTCGACCCCACCCCGCCTCGCGTCCTGACACCTGAAGAGCTTCGAAGGCTGCTTGGTTGGTGCTGGGAGAACGACCGCGGCATGGCCGGCTGGATCGCGATCGGGGCGTTCTGCGGAATACGACCAGCCGAGATCAACAGGCTCCCACCACAAAACATCGATCTGAAATCGAAGGTGGTCCTGGTGGAAAGCACTAAGATCAGGGACAACCGTTACGTCGACATCCCTGACAATGCGATCCCGTGGCTAGGCGAATTTTCAACAAAGGGATCAAGGAAGCGGTTCGAGAAGGCACGAAGAGAGACCGGGTTGCTCGATGACTGGCCACCTGACGGACTCAGGAACTCGTGCGCGAGCTACTACGCGGCGCTGTGGGGTGTCGACAAATCAAAGGATCGCCTGGGCCACAAGGGCGACTCCAGGACGTTCTTCGTCCACTACCGAGTGCCCGTGTTGAAGGATGCGGCAGAGGAATGGTTCAGGATAACACCGGAAGCGACAGGTTGCCCCATTACCACCTAAAACGTGCCTCATGGCATGTTATCCGCATTCTCACTTCGCATATTAACACTGTTCGACATACAGATCCGCAGTCCGAGTTCCTCCATGATCTGCCGAGCCTCGTCTGCGACCACGCGGCTTTTGACCTTGGATCGCTCGTTTTGTCGCGATGCCTCCCGGACGATGCACTCCATGAGTAGCAGTTGATTTTCCAGCAGTGTCGCCATGCCGAAGCACACGATAGATAGCCATTCCTCATGAGTCTTGGCTGCGTCAGTCAGTTGGATTGCAAAGTTTTCAGTGCCAATGGATGCCATAATGCCGAACCAGTTCGTGCAGCCAACCCCTACCGGGCCGCGTCTTTTGTGTTGGTTGAGTCGTCAGCCGGTAGGGGCGGCTGACGAAGGTCGTTCGGCGAATCAAAGATCGTGCGCTTTGAGTGCATCCACGACCTCCTTTTTGGCTCCAAGAATCTCGCGGAAGAAGTCGCTCCACTTCATTCCTTGAAGCCGCTTGTGGTGTTTCGCGCTGGAGACGAGTTCTTCTTCCGTCTCGCCGCTGGCGACCGTCTCTTCGTGGAGGTGTTCCCAATCGAGCGCATTACCGTCTTGATCGACCCATTGGCCGGGATCGTCCTTGGTGTGTCGCTTGTAGCCAAGCACGAGGAACATCTTGCCCGCTGGCGTCGAGATTCTGGCCTCGTCAGCATTGGGGAACATCCGCCGAAAACGCCGAACAAGTCGCGGCAGGTCAACCGCTGCCCGCGGGTCAGTTTTCTGTGTTTTCATAGTCTTTTGGCGCGGGCATCGGTGCCTGCGCTTTGGCGTTCTCTCTTAAAACTTCTGATAGTCCACCCCTGAAAGCCGTGACTGGCTCGTTCCCCGCTGGCTCATTATCGTAGATAAATCTTTCAAGGGCGGTTAAAGGCTCTGTGGTTTTTGTATGGCTCCAGATTCGTGTCATGATCACTCGCCCTTTCCCCAAAACCAGATTTCATCACCAGGTTCGGCTTCGATGCCCCATCCGTGAACCTCTGGGTCGTAATTGACCTGCGAACACAGACCGGCTTGCTTGGCCAGCGGTAGCACGTCCTCACTCCACTCGTCCGAGCAGAAGTGCGCCGTGTCCATGCATAGGCAATCACAGCCAGCCTCGGGGCCGCATGTACCTTGGTGTGCGGGCTCAGGAATCACGCCGTGATTTAGCACAGACATTGTCCACTCCAGTCTTTTGCGGAGGTTTTTGATTAGTTCAGTGTCGTTCATCATTCAAACTTGGGTGTGTTGTGAAGCTCTGTCAGCTCCCGCGTCATCCACTCGATACGGGTCCGGATCTGGTCGTTCGCGTCAGCCACCGCAGCCTCACGCGTGGCCCACAGCCACCGGACGTTGATGGGCTTGGGCGAGACGCGTCCCTCAAGAATGCAGACACCCTTGCCGCTCGTCGCCAGGGACCGGTAGATCACCTTTTCAATGCCGTCCTTCAACGCGTTCTCCGTGGTGTGGAGCGTCTGTCCTGGAATGAGTTCCCTTGCTTCCTGATTGGTCATTTTAGTCTGAATTCACTGGTTGACGAATACCGGAAGTTAGCCCAAAGTTGGGCTAACGCAAATAAAAAATGCAGCTCAAAGTAATCTCACCCACCATCACGCTCGACATCACCGGTGCCTACGCCAGCGGAGACGTTCTATTCGGACTGACAGCGATCCCCAACCGCGGCGGCTTCTCGAACGGTGTCGCCAACATGCTGCGGACGGTCACCGTGATCGACCGCTACAACCAGGCCCCCGAATTCGACCTCGTCCTCTTTGACTGCGACGCAGGCGACCCCACCCTGGCAGCCGCAAACGCCGCATGGACGCTGACAGCGGACCACGGCGAGAAGATCATCAATTTCGTCGACGTGGACGCGGCTGACTACGGCTCGATCGCCGCAACCGGCGGAGCGGTCCGCATCGCCCACTTCTCCGGCCTTCAGATCCCGATCAACACGGATACGTTGAAGATCGCAGGCATCTCCAGAGGCACTCCAAACTACGCCTCAGGATCCGCCACCACTGATTTCGTCATCCGCCTTGGCATCGACCAGAGCATCTGACACCCATTTCCAACCGGAGGAAGGCACCCCACCCGCGTTTCATACTCAGCACCCCATGGACGCTTCGACCCTTCCGAATCCCCGAGTCCAGACAACCCGCCCCTCGCGAACGGCCCCTCCGGTTGGATCCCAATCTCAGCAACAGCGCGTCAGAAAATGCGCCATGTGCCCCTCCTGCGGCACCACCCAGTCAAACGTCCTGTTCGGCAGGCTGAAGAAGGACGGAACCCTAAGGCGACGGCGTCACTGCCTCGGTTGCGGGGAAAGGTTCACCACCATTGAAGTCGCGACCCAATTCCTCAAATCACGTTGAACTGGTCGCCAGGCCCACAACGTCAGGCAGATGGGCCATCTGGACAGCCCTCGCCTGGACCCGACTCCGCACAGGTGACCTCCTGCTCGCCTACAACCTCTTCAAGTCCGACCCCGGACAAGGCAGCTTCCTCGAGATGAAACGGGACCTGGACCGCGTGGGCATGGGTCCGGAATGGAAGACCGAGGAGGACGCAAACACAGCCATCGCATGCTTCAACGCCTACACGTCCCAGAAATGGGCCAAGAAGCGTGCTGTGAGGCGTAAGAATACCTGATCAAAACAACGTTGGCTGGTTCGTGTCAGAATACTCCCGGATCAGCCTCTTGCGATACGGCGTGAAGCTCTTCACCTTGACGCCTGAAACGGTCCACCCAGCCGCTTTGGGCGCTCCGGCCTCCACAAACCGATCATAGACCGACCTTGGGACCTTCTGCCCAACCAACCCGGAAAGCCACCCCCTTGAAAACGGCCATTCAACCCCAAGGATCTCCACCTGGACACGCCTGAAACCTCCCTTCGGCGTCTTTCCGGCATGCAGGTTCTCACGAGTCAATTCCACCATCTCTTCCATGCCATCAAATTCCCACCTATTCTCACTTGCGTCAAGACGCAGTTGCCCGTAACTTGGGGTTGGATCATTCCGCGTGGTCCTTACATATCAGCAGGCGTTGCTGGTCTCTTCCACAGGTGTACACGGTGCGCGGGCCGGCCTTGGAAGGGGTCGCTCTCAGAGCGTAAACGCCTCCGAGTTCAGTTGGGAACCCCACTGCGGCCAACACCGCAGACCGAGTGACCTGAAACACGGCACGACGACGGGCTCGTTAAACATACCGCCTCTCCAGGTGGAGAGGATGGGGGAGTCTATAAGCTCCCCCATACCGTCGCGGCTTAACAGCCGTGAAACCTTGGTTCGGGGGAAGATCACCCCTGAGTGCGCTACAGGGCAACCGGGCGCATCTGTCCCAGCAAAGGACCGAGGTGCGGAAAGAACACTCCCAAAGTGTTCGGGACCGCCATGCAACCATACTCGTCGTTTGGACGGTTGAAACGGTGCAAAAGCGCCAAGCATGTTCACTCTCCACTGAGACTGGAGGGTGAACTGTGCCCCAGCCTGCCGAATGGAGCGGTGAAACGGGTGTTAAAGCAGACACGGCGCTTGCATAGCACAACTTGCACAACACGTAACTTGGGCTACCTTCTGGCCCACATGAGATACAACAACAGGACGAACAAGGGGCTGACGGGTACACCAACGCAGATCGAGCCGCAACCCGGCCGTACAAGTACAGGAAAGATCAGCAGATACGAACAACTGCTCCGAAAGAAATCCCGTCAACCACTCAGCCCGCAAGAACACGCCAACCTCATCACACTGGCCGGAAAACTCGGCAAGCTGACCAAGAAGGAGGCCGGCAGAATCCTCAAAAAGCTGCAGGCTCATACCAGATGAACCCAATATCAAGTCTCGGCATGTACAAAGAGACCCAAAAAGCTGAAACAAGAAGACGACAATTCCTCAAAAAGGCCGCCGACCGCGGTGAGTTCGTACAAGAAGTGGACGGCTTTGTTTACTGGCTCCCAAACGAGTCACAGAGCGGGATCATGGCGTCTCACCACCTCCGCTGGATTGCTGGTGAACTGGACCGAAGAAACGAGCAGTGGAACCGCGAGATCAACGCGGCGCTGTCACCAGTAGTAGACCCAGGGCTTGGTGTCCAACGGGAATAAAACCTCCTCCTCGCCGGACATAACCCTGGAAACGCAGGCGCGGCACTCAGCACGCCTCTTCCTGTGCTTCTGAAGCCTTCGCCACTCCTTGGGCTCAGCTCGAAGCCACCCGCCATCACGCCACAGATCAGCTTTCAAGCCCCTACACCTGCTCTTGTTGTGGTGATACGTGCGGCTCATGTAAATCGACATTACACACGAATTCCCACTTGCACAACCCGTAGTTACAGGTCACATTCCCGGACATGAAACACAAGACCCTCACCCCCGGCGACTACCTGGTCTCAATCCTAGGTGGAATCTTCCTCTTCCTCATCGTCACCCAGGCCGTACAAAGCGGCTGCGCCATCATCACGCCATGAAACCAAACCCTCTCAGAACCCACATCATCCAGACCGTCCAACAAAACGACCTCCAACTCTCAACAGATGAACTCATCTCCAAAACCACCAACCACTTCCGCAACGAATACCCCCAAAGAACCATCACAGCCGCCATCCAGGAACTCTTCCAGGAACGCATCTTCTGGATCCGCAGAAACAAGGTCGCACTCGTCCACGGTGCCACACAGAAGGCTGAGTGAGGCTATCAGATACCTCAAATACGATATGAAGTGGTCATAACGACCAACGAACCAATGGCTATGAATGCACAAGAAAACTCCGACGAGGTGGGTATTGATGTCCAACGCCTTGTTCGCCGCTTGATGGATACCGTGGAAACTACCGCCATGGAATACCCGCCGTTCTGCAAAGATGTGAGGCATGCGTGTCTCGAACTTGAACGCCTCAACCAATGGAAAAGGGAAGGGATGCGGGTTTTGGGAGAGTGGGAATCCGTATGGGTTGCCGCTGGATCACCGGGAAGATTGGGGCAATCCAAAGCAGAAGCGGTGCGAGAACTTATTGCCGCCCAACTACACATATCCTCCCACAGCCACAACACCGGGGAACACAATTTCAAATGACCCACCTCAACATGCCATCAAAATCGCTCAGAATGGCCCCTGTAAGCCGTTTTGCAACCAATGGGCGAGAACGGTGGGGCGACGGCACAGAGAGGGCACCAGGGGGGCGGGCAGAGGGCGTTAAGAATGGTTTTGACGGAATGCCACGAAGTTTAGAACGACCACATATAACATTATGCGACCTCGTCAGGCCTTCCCCCCAATGCCCCCCACCCCGGTGGTTGAGGCTCCTGGTCGACTCCTCTGACAATGTTAACCAAAATGGGTTAGGTCACACGTTTCTATAAGTCGTTGATTATCAACGGTTACCTACAGAATTGTGGGAAAATTGCTAGCAGTTGGGCGGTCAATCGTTACTAAAACAGGCCGGACCTATCCCCCTACTAAGTGTTCGAAATGCGGTTCGGGAACACGGTAAATGCAAAGCGTTTGCAATTCCCAACAAGCGCGGACGGTGAAGCGGTTTCGTTCTGACTACGCTTGGTTTCCATGAAACCTTCTGGGTTGTAGCTCTTGACGACTCCCCTTTGACGGTGACACGGTGATCAAAGATCCTGCGTTGCTGAATGCGGACCCTTCCGTATCCCTCTGGTTCGCAGAGGTTTCGGTTTGAGAATTCCGCAGCGGTGTAGGCCTGATGCCGGCCTAGCTGGATCGACTCCAGCCATCAGAAGCCCCAGCGAAACAATTGGGCGCGTATCTGAGTGACCCCTACCGCATGGCAGAAGTGTGAAGGAAGCACGAACGAGAGACGCGCTTATAGCATGGCGCGGCGGGGTGCGCACCCTTGCTTTCGGACGGTGAGCCAGCTAACGGGCAAACAAATTTGGTGGAAGCCTGCAATGAAACCGGGCAAGCGGAGTGCTTGAAACCTTGGCATTGTGGGTTGATTAGGTGGGCGCGTTGTGCGTCGCCACACTGGGGGAATGGTCCCCGCAATCCCTTGTGATGGACAAGGAAAGGCACGTCAGTTACAGCGGGCGAGGTTTTACGTTGTGGCAGTGTGCGTTGGTTAATGGAATTGGACCGGTATTGATTCTTTGAATCGTTATCGGTCCATGTCCATTTGTGGTGCTCTGCGGGGCATTACAAATGGGCAATACGTCCAGACGTTGCCGGTCGTGATACCGGCTTTTGAATGGGAGATGCTATGAACACCACACTACAGTTACGGAATGAATCCGCCATCGCGATCAGTGACAACCCTGTTCCTGGGTGTAACCGGTTGGTTGATGCGGTTCGCGATAGGTTTGAAGACGGGGCTATGTATCGTGCTGGCAAGGCGTCGGATACGGTGACGTTCATCACGAAGAAACATTACGGGGAGATGTACGGGTTGAAGGGCGCGGCTTTGAACAAGGCGCATCGCGAGTATCTGGGGCAGTTTCGCAGGGCGACTGCTCAGTTCATCGGCGGCGAGGTTGCTGCGGGGAACATCCTGTTGCATGGAATGACAGTGAATCGTAAGACGGGCAACGGCACACTCAAGATTGCTGATGCGAAGGTGGTAGCTGCTCGTGACGCGAAGGCGTCGAGAAGGGGCCGGAAGGCTGACAAGGTGACGACGGCCGTTGACGTTGCCCGTAACTCTGGGTTGACTGACGAGCAGATTGTGGCGCTGTTGGAAGGTGTGAAGGGGAGCGAGGTGGGCAAGTGAGTGGCCTTGTATTGACCCGGCAGCATGCGGCCAAGGTGGTCAAGGTGGTCGGTGCCGGTCTGTGTTCCGGTGTTGGTGTTCCAGAGCCGGGGAAGATGTGTGTTGAGGCGGCGGTTTGCTATGCGCTGGGGTTGCCACACGGCGATGATCCGGAGTGCGTGGGGAGTGCTGTTCGTGCTGCGAAGATCGCCCTGAACGATTTGGCTTGGAGCAGTGACAAGGCGAGGGGTTTGGGAATGATGAAGGTGGCTGTTGCTCAGCTTGGTAGCGATCAGATTGACCAGGTTGAGTTTTCGAAGCGGCTTGTGTTGAAGCAGGTGAACACGATTCTCGCCGACATGCTGGAAAGTTGTGGAATGTCTCGTGAGGCTGAGTTATGCCGGGTTGCCGTCACGCTAGAAGCGGCGAGGTCGGCGGCGGAGTCGGCGGCGTGGTCGGCGGCGGAGTCGGCGGCGTGGTCGGCGGCGAGGTCGGCGGCGAGGTCGGCGGCGGAGTCGGCGGCGGAGTCGGCGGAGTCGGCGGCGTGGTCGGCGGCGGAGTCGGCGGCGTGGTCGGCGGAGTCGGCGGCGTGGTCGGCGGCGGAGTCGGCGGCGTGGTCGGCGGAGTTGGGAGATGCTGTCTTGGTGCGCTTTGCCGGCCTCATTCTTGAGGTGTTGGTTGAGCTGGATTCCCCCGGCGTTCAATGGCTGCATTTGTGCGAGGAGGTGGAGCCATGAGCGAGATCAACATCACCCGGTTGTTTCGGGAGGAATCATCGTTCGTGCCGTTCGACATCAGCAACAACGTGGCGACGTTGGGGGATGATGCTGGGAAGTTGACGTGGGGTGCGGCTGTTGAATGCGCTGAGGACGAATCGCTGTTGAACACGGAGGACTTGCGCGATGAGTTCCGAGACTACGTTCACGGCTTTGGTGCATGGGGCACGATCAGGCATGGTATCTTGAGAACCCAGTCTCGATCATCTCGTCGAGGATTAGGAAGCCGGATCAGATCATCCAGCCTTATGAGTTCGGTCATGACGCCAGCAAGAAGACGTGCCTTTGGTTGAACGGGTTGCCGTTGTTTGAGCCGACGGAGCGCATTGAGCCGAGGATGGTTGGCGGTCGACCTCGTTGGTCGAACCAGACCGACAGCGGGCAGAACAGGCTTGGTCCTTCCGAGGGGCGCGAGAAGGAGAGAAGTAGGGCCTATCAGGGGATTGCGTATGCGATGGGTTCTCAATGGGGCGCATGTAAACTGAAACTACGGGCAATGAAAGGAACATCATGAATACTGATTATGCGTCGGTTAAATCCAGTGCGTTCGCTCTGGGTTCGGTCAACAATGGTTACTTTGGAGGTAGGACCGAGTGCTTGTTCGCGCTGGTGGGCAACCACGTTGTGGCGGTTCACGACGGCGGGTATGCCTGTTTTGGGAACGCGAAGCCGGTTGTGGATCGATCCGAGGCGCTGTTTTACTTGGAGCGTGGATGGTTTCGCGGTGGTGAGAGAATTACTGAAAGGTTTTGAATCATGAAACACACAATCATTCTTGCGGCGCTGTTGGCGGCCGGTTCGTGCTCTGGTGAGCCGGTTGACCGGCTGTTGGACGCCATTCGTTTTGTTGAGTCGTCGTCACGTCCTCCTCATCTGGTTCCAGATGGGGATGGAGGGGCGAGCATCGGGCCGTTCCAGATCGGGCGGCTTTATTGGATGGACAGCGGGGTTGATGGGGAGTGGGAGGACTGCCGTGACCTTGAGTATTCGAGACGGGTTGTCCTGGCCTATTTCCGGAGATACGGGAAGGAGGCGTTGAGGGTTGGTGATTGGGAGAGGCTGGCGAGGATGCACAACGGCGGTCCTCGCGGCCATTTGAAGCAGGCCACACGGACCTATTGGTTCAAGGTGGAGAGGCGCATGCAACGTGCGGGCGAAGTCAACTGAAACTACGGTCAACACACAAAACATCATGGATACAGAAACAAGCACGGAAGACATGGAAGAAACCAATGAATTCACAGGCGAGGCGACGTATTGCCCCGAGGACAACAAGCTTAGGCTTTACGTCGGCTGGGTTGAGCGTTCCGAGTATGAGAAGTTGCGGTCTGAGGGGTGGGTGGCGACGCCGAAGCAGGATTGCGACTTCGTTGCGACATGGACACCTGATCGGGAGGACACGGCCATTGAATACGCTGGAGTGATCGGAGATGAGGACGTGTCGCCCCAGGATCGGGCCGTTGACCGCGCGGAGCGGTTTGCCGGGTATCGTGACAAACGGCTTGGTGAGGCCGTGGGGCATGCGGACCGTTATGACGCGGGTCCGGCAGCTCATGGCTACCAATCAGAGAAGCGGGCTGAGAGGGCAGCGATGAGGCATGACCGCATGGCTGCAAGGTCGCTGTCGTCATGGGACAAGGCGGATTACTGGGTTGGGCGAACGAATGGAGTGATCAACAATGCGCTCTACAAGTCCAGTCCTGGTGTTCGGATGGGGCGGATAAAGGAGATCGAGAAGGAGCTTCGACAGGCACAGAAGGCCGTTGATAAATACCGGGAAGACTACAAGCGTACGCAGGAGTATCTGGAGGCTCCTGACGAGTGTTTCGAATACCTGAAGAGCAAGTTCGATTACAAGGGCTGGTCGGATCGGGACATCATTGCGTCCATACTTCAAACAATTGGCAGTTATGGCAAATACACACACCCTCGGCTGCCTGATGTGACAGGGACCTTGTATTCACTGGCCGGACGGGAAGATGATCCGATCACTCTGAAAGAGGGACTGGAGTTGTATCTTGCCAGGCGCATCGACCCTGACAGTGAGGGTTACGCGTCGGTTGGGGCTATGAGGTGGATCAATCATTGCAACCTTCGCCTTGGGTATGAGAACCAGATGCTTGAAGCACAGGGCGGCCGGGCGGCGATGATTGAGATGGAGGTTGGCGGGAAGATTGGTGGCTACACCATCCGCAAGGTGAACAAGTCGGCTGCTACGGGCCGTGTCGTGTCGGTCACCGTGAAAGCAAAGGGTGACCGGTGGGGCAACACAAGTGAAGGGTTTCACATGGCCGTCATCAACATCGAGCGTCTCCCGATCGAGTCCTACACGGCACCGACCGATGAGGACAAGGCGGCGCTCAAGGCCGAGATTGCGGCTGAGAAAAAAGCCAAGCCCAAGGTGAAGCCGATCCCGTTCATCAATCCGACCATGGAGGACGCCATCAGGCTGCAGGATATCTGGAACGAGCATCGGAACAAGCATTGGGACAGGGATCCGAAAAAGGTCCTGTCCTGTCCGCAGAAGTGGTATTCGGCGAATTCGAAGGGCAGCTATTCGCGGTGTGAAACGGTTCTTCTTACGGGTGGCGGGCTGGAGAGCCGTGAAGGCTCCGGTTTCATGAGGCGACCCGATTGCCCTGTCGTGGTCAAAGTCAGGTCCCATGATGGGGCGGTTGTTGTTATAAATGACAAGCCTCAGAAGCCACTCCCTGGTGAGTTGTGGATCGATCCTCGCGTCGAGATGAGGGAGGATGTCGAGCGGCGCATCCTGGAGCTTCGGTCCATCATGACCCCGAGTTATCTGAGTGACGAGATTTGGAATCACGAACTAGTTCGGAAAGGTCGGATTGTAGGGTTGGCTTACATCGACAGCATGAGCCAGTTTGGTCTCACGTCCGAGGGGAACAAGATCGCGCTGGAGCGTGCTGGAGTGAAGACAGGGCTGAAGGCTGAGGTGGCTGGATGAGTGCGTTCAACCGGCTGCATGAATTGCGGATGGAGAACGATGCTGTCCGGTATTCCATGGACGAGCAGCGGACCCGTTTTGAGCGCATGCGGAATCGGCATGCGAACGGCACCGCCTCGCGTGCTGTCGTGGTCCATCAGTTGTTTCAGACGCCTGTTGGTATCGTGTCCCGCATGATGGGGTTGGTTGGCGACCTTGCAGGGGCGCGTGTTCTGGAGCCATCTGCGGGGCTTGGGCGGTTGTTGGATGGGGTTGCGGCCATGCGGCCCCATTCCGTGACCGCGGTCGAGATAGACCCGAAGTGTGCTGGTGAGCTTTACCGGCAGGACCGGGATCGCGTGAAGATACTTCAACGTGATTTCCTTTCGGTGTCACCGGACGAGACGGGGTTGTTTGACGCTGTGATCATGAACCCGCCTTTCACCATGAGGTCAGACATCCGGCATATCGAGCACGCGTTGAAGTTCGTGAATACAGGAGGCGTGCTGGTGGCGTTGTGCATGGACACGAGGCATCGAGTCGAGGCGTTGAAGGACAGGAGCGACCACTGGGAGCAGATCCCGGCGGGCGCATTCAAGGAATCAGGAACGGGCATCGCAACTGTGATGCTTAGGATCACCAACAAAAAGGACACACAATGAGAGCAGATGATGTGATGCAGCTATTGGCCTCCAGACCATACGAGGAGGTTCGCGATGAGGAAGGCGGGGAGATTGACATTCGCCTTGTTCATGGTGGGTGGAAGCCTGCCACCTACTTCCAGGTGATCGGGTCGGAACGTGAATGTGAGAAATGCGGTGGGCATGAGGAGAGGGTTTTTGATCTGCAGGATCGGATCAGAAAAGTTGAGGTGATTCTCAAATCTGCGCTTGAGATTATGATGGATCGTCCGAAATGCGTCACCAAGTTGATGGAGGACCCCCGTGAGGCAAATGAGTTCGATGGTTGGTGCGGGGACATTGCATGTGAATTACGTGATGCACGGAGGCAGTTGTCATGAGTGCCCGCACTGAACACATTCACCACGTCCTGATCGCGTTGATGGGGGATCTGGAGAGTGACGGGTATTCCGTCGAGGAGATCAGTGAGGAGATGGTATATCTCGTCATGGCCATGTCCCATCACCTGAAAGGCGACATGGGGCGGCCGTTCATCCGGCGCTGTGAGGATCGGATTGAAGGCGTCGAGAACGCGCTGGAATGGTTCCATCCGGAGGGGGGAGGGGTGAATGCAAACAATTGAACGCATTGATTCCTCTGTGTTGTTCCGCGAGATCGTGGGCAAGACGTCCCGCAGTGACAAGCTGAGGCGTCGGGTCGGTGATGTCGTCCGCAAGATGACGGGCCGTGATTCGATCTACCTGTTCGACCAGTCAGGTGTCGAGGATGGGGTGAAGATCAACGTCTATCACTTCATTCTCGATTGCCTGGAAGGCGGGTTTGAGGAGGTGGAGATACCGGGCCGGGAATTCGCCTCCGTGGAGGCCGAGACGCCGGTGGTCAAGGTGCCCGAGGGGATGACGCCGGGGCAGTTGAGCGAGTGGCTCAACGCCCACGAGAAGCGCATCATGAGGCGCGTTGACAACGTGGTCAGTGATCGTGTGGCGGATCGTTACGAGATCATGCAGGCACTCCGCGAGGAGGTGGTGAACATCGTGTCGGTGGCGTTCAGCGGAGTCGCTGAGACGCTCAATGAAATGCTGTCAGGAAACAAATAGAAGGGTAAGTGATCATGAAATACAAAGTGACGATGATGCGTGAGGAGAAACGATTGCACGTATTCGAAGTGGAGGCTGAGGATAGCGTCGATGCTGCCGACAAGGCACTCACCTTGTCCAGCAATCACGATTACCGCGAAGACCGCGTTTGGTATTCTGATGAATACGTGGAGGAGGTCAAGTTGGACGAAACTGACCCGCCTATCCGCTACTACGCCGTGACTGGACGGGTTACTGGAGATGATGAGGAAACTACATACTGTTTTGAATGCCGGTCCCGCGACGAGGCTGTTGAGGCATTCACAAAGGTGATGACGGAGGGGGTCCACATGTTTGAGATCTTGGAACTATACGGAGAGTTTTGTACCCACATCTCCTCCGTCCTCTCCTCCTCGTCACCCATAGGAATCGACTGAAACAGCCAAACAACAGAAATACACACCATGAAAATAGGGATCAGGAAGATAAAAGACGGATTGTTCCGGACTTACTACGACCTGGGTGGGGGTGAAACCACCATCCCGTTCAAGACATACGAGGAAGCGGCGTTGCTCAAGGAAGGCTTGGAACGCGCTGTTGAAGAATTAGAATCAATTCGTCGCACAAAGGCGCTTAAGGAAAGGCTCTACCACCAATCCAAAGAGCAGGGATTTCGGCTCACTTCGGCATCCTGACAGTTTTTTCTAGTTTACATTATGAACATGGAAGATACGCCAAGAGACCAACAGGAATGCTTACTGCGCGACTTCTTGAGAAGAATGCTAGGCGCAACTGGCGACAAACGGGAAGTGGAACGAGCCGTGAATGCCCTGAATGACAGCCTGTATGGACACGGATTTGACTTGAGTATGAGATATGACCACCGAGACGGGAGCGCTGACATTGTGGGGTAACATCTACATCTCCTCCGTCCTCTCCTCCTCGTCACCCATAGGAATCGACTGAAACAACCAAACAACAGAAATATACACCATGAAAATACACAAGAAGATCGCCATTGAGAAAGCCGTATCCAAGGACAAGACCCGCTCCGCTATCTGCGAACCATACCTGGACGTGTCAGACAAGAACAATCCGGTCATGGTCGCAACGAACGGCTGGATCATGTCCGTGGTTCCCGTCGAGGTTCAGGACGATGACGAGAGTGGTTATGTGAGTAAGGAAGCCTTGGCGGCTGCCCGGAAAAGCGCCGTGATGGATGAGTGCGAGATCAGGCTCAACGGCAAGGCCGAGATACCGTCATCTGGAATGGTGATGGGGCGCGAGGGTCTGGCTGGCGAGAGTCGATACCCGAACTGGCGGCAGGTGATGCCTGATTACGACGAGAAGGACAAGGGTTTCACGGTGATCGCCTTGAACGCGAAAATGCTGCTCGATCTCGCGCTCAGCATGGGACACGAGTGGGTCAAGCTCGTCATCAAGGATTCGAACAGCCCGATAGGGGTTTCACCGAGCCCTACAGACCGGTCCTATGTCCCCACGAACGCGAAGGGTGTGATCATGCCCATATACCTGAAGTAACAACCCTCAACCCCGCCGTGTGCGGGCATGGTCGCCGGGGAGAGCATATTGGCAAGGTGAACTCCGGATGCGTCGGGCCGGCACGCCCACGATAGGCGCTGACGGGAACAATTGGACAACAAATCGACCCTTAGAAATCGAGCGTTGTTCTGAGACGAACCCGGCGACCATTCCCCCACACGGCACAAATGAAAGACATCAAGAATGGACATCGATGAGCTTAAACGCAAAGCCGACGCGAAAGGTGTGGACGTGCTGGTCTCGGTGGTCTCAGGAACCTGCAAGGCCGTGATGCCTGAGCACCGGAAAACCGTTGTAACTGAACAGGACGAATTTGGCATTTACTACACCGATGAACATGTTGCCTACGTCCGCATGCCGAAGGTATCAGTATGACAGCTAAGAAAAATAAACCGCGCAAGTATAGGCCCTCGCGCAACTGTAAAGGATGCGGCTGTATTGTGCGGGACCGATTGGAGCAAATAACCGAATGGTATGGGGTATTGCACCGCGGCACCTGCGGATGTGGCCGTGTGGTTGATCAAGGGTACGGATGGGAACCCGCTGCACCATAGCTCGAAAAGTTGAAAAACCGTTTTTAGAACCGTTTGAATCATGAAAGACATCACGAAAAGCACATTCCACTCAGAACGCTACAAGGACGGATTCATCCAATCCCATTACGAAGGGATTGGTGAACGTTCCGTTGTCCGCGTCATCCTCGGCGACGGGGAGATCAGGGACGCCAAGTCCATCCGGGGTGCCAAGGCCATGATCACCCGAACCATACCAAAGCGATGAATACCAATCGCGTGAAAGCTGTCTCTGGATCACCTATTGAGCTTGTCCTGCTCGATTGTGGGAAACACTGGGGACGCACGGCTGGTCGATGCCGAAAATGCGCTTATGCGGGCCTTCATTCAGGTGAACGGAACCGTTCTCTCGTCAACGCCATCCGACGATTGGAAGACACAGGCATCAACTGACAAAACATCATGACATACGAAGAACTTGAATCGAGGATCGGGAAGCAGGACAAGGATTTATGGCACCAACACACAAACGGTGGTGGTTGGGTTCATGGATCAGCCACTGTTGGTGAATCAGCGTTTATTGGCGTAAATGCTATCGTGTGGGGAGTGGTCGCAGGCGACGCGTGGGTCGCAGGCGACGCGAGGGTCGCAGGCAACGCGAGGGTCGAAGGCAACGCGAGGGTCGAAGGCAACGCGAGGGTCGAAGGCAACGCGTGGGTCGCAGGCAACGCGAGGGTCGAAGGCGACGCGAGGATTGCAGGCAACGCGAGGGTCGCAGGCAACGCGAGGGTCGAAGGCAACGCGTGGGTCGAAGGCGACGCGAGGATTGCAGGCGACGCGAGGGTCGAAGGCAACGCGAGGGTCGCAGGCAACGCGAGGATTGCAGGCAACGCGACGGTCGAAGGCGACGCGTGGGACAAACCAGTGCTTTATGTTTTGGATTCTCGTGGACATGGATGTAGCAACACAAAACACGGATGGTTGAGAATTGGGTGCGAGTGTCACACATTCGACGAATGGGTTTCCAGGTTTGACGCAATCGCGAGAAAACATGGTCTGAGTGACGATGAAATGATTGAGTACAAGTCCATCGTGGAACTTTTCAAGAAGATCGGTAAGTGACCAACGGCGGGCATCATGAAACGAATCAACAACAACAAGGACAGGGCGCAACGTGCGTTGCACTCCGTCAATGAATACAAGGCGTATTGTGGTGAGACCGTATCGGATCGCGTTGAGACGGTCACGGACCTGCTATGCGACCTGATGCACCTGTGCGATCGGCTGGGTGTTGATTTTGACACGCGGGTCGTGAGCGCACGCTTTCACCATGACGAAGAGATCAGGGAAGAGAACGAAGATGCAACAAACTGAACACACACCATGAAACTCATCACCAAAGACGGCCACGAGATCACGAGAATCGCCGAGATGCTTCCGTCATCGTCCTACGTCAACGAAATCACCGTCGATCTGGATGGACGGATCACGGACATTGACTGTCAGGATTCTGACCCTCGGTTCGACCAGATCGAGCTGGAGGCCGCTGATGGACAGCGCTGGTTCGTCCACCCCGTGACCGACTGCACCATTCTTGAAAAGGACCTCCTCCTCGTCCCTGACGAATGGAACGAAGGTGACCCGGTCCCACCCGACGCGAAAGCTCCTGTTGTCGACACCTCCCGCTACGACAAGATCGTGGCGGAATGCCGGGACGAATGGGCGTCGTTTGACGAGATCGACATTGACGCGCTGCCGGTGATCAGTGAAGGGGACGACAATGGCTGCTACGTCCAGGCGTGGGCATGGGTCAGCTTCGACGGCGTCGAAGGACTCGACAAGGAAGCCGAGGAGGAGGATATTGACTGAACCGTGAACAGAAAGAACACACTATGAAAACAGGTCGAAAACAGACAGTAGTATTCACTGACCACCTCAGGGATCGATCAGGCGAGGTCACGGTATGGACCGAACGCGTCAATGCGGAATGGCACCCCTACGGCGCGAAAGCGGTTGTATGGATTAGGGTCTGGTTCGAAGGAAAGATGATTCGCAGAACATGCGGATCGGCGTTAGGGACGACCGAAAGGCACGCAATCTCCAACGCCCGTCAAAGCGCAATCGGTGCGGCAAGAAATGCTGGTGTGCTGGCAGCCCGCGATCAGGACGGATGGGAGCCCAAGTAATTAATCTTCCGAATTTTATGAACACCTCTACCAGTCTAAATACCTCCGCAATCGACAAGTTGACCGGGACGCTCCCGGTGTACCTGAAATACGATCGCGAGATCAACCCTCAGCCCGCCTACCTTGAGATAGACGAGGACGGCTACGTGTCCGCAGATAGCAACAGCGAAATTGGCAATGGCGTGCCTGCGAGCGTGTGGAACGGCCTTACGCTTCGAATCCATATTCCCAACCATTTGACGGCCCGAGGTATTCAGGGGTTGGTCACTGACCTGTTACCCCTCCTCGAACGCCTCCACACAGGCAACGAAATAGCGTGGAATGGAAACAACTGGACCGGGAAACTCACGGACGACGCCTTAGAAGCTGAAACAGAGATACTGCAATTCATCGATCGAAACTCCACCGATTACGAATCATCCGAGATTTGGGACGCCTGCGATTGGCTCCAGTCTGAAACCCCGGAATCGCTCGGAATCACCTCCACCACCACCGATGAGCAACTTCAGACCATCGCTGACAAAATCACCGAGGAGACAGAGCCGCTGACATGCGTCCTCGGCGTGGTCGAATACCTGCAAACCATACGCGATCTAATTGGAAGCGAAGACGAACCCGATGAAGACTAACCACCCACCAATTCAACAATCACTCAAACCATGAACCAATACACACTTCCAACACCTCCCGTTTCTGGGAACTTCACAGACCAGGAAGACTTCGCGAAAAGCGTCAACTCTGCCGTGCGAAAAATGATTATCGACCAGCGGGACGGAGGTGCGAATGACTGTTTCGGTGAGGTTCAGTGTGGGCTTGGCGGTGGCTACGCCGTCGACCTCAGCAATGAAGATGGTAACTATTTTTTTCACCCAATCGAGCGGGTCGTGATGCTGGTTAAACCCGAAAAAGAATATCCATCATTCGCGGAACTCATAAACGACAGGTGGTTAACAACCGCACAGGAAGAGCAGGAGGGATGGGAATGCGATATCGACCTGTCCGAAGTGCCGGTTGAATATGTTTTTGAAACGATCCCCGAAGCCGAGGCATGGCTGAAAGACCAGCTCGCCATGGAAGAGGATGGCCGTGCGGCTCACAAGGAACACCTCGATGAACTCACCCATGACAGGGAAGCCTACAAACACATGACACCAGAGGAACGTGACGCGCACGACAATTTGTAAGGCATATGAAAGAAATCGCAAAATTCGAATCTGAAAAAGCACTCCAAGCCTTCGTGAAAAAGAACGGCATGAGATTCGCAAACGCCTGCATTGACAACGACCTTGAAGACGAGGTGGGGTGGATCAAAGCTGCGCGGAGTCGGGGTCTGGCTGTGGTGTGGCTCGCAGACTATACGCTGGGCAAGGGTGCTTATCTCGCTTTCCATCGAAGATCTCCATAATGCTTTACCCATGAAACTCAACTGGACCGAATCCCGAACTGACGACTCCCGCATTTCCGTGGACGATGGTGTGATCACGGTCTACGCCGCTGAAGACGACCTTCCGGATCAATTCACCCTCCGTGAAATTGCTGAATCCTACGCCGCGGACTACGATCACAGTGGCAACGATGAGACCTTCACCGTCGCCGAAATCGAGGACCTGGATGACGGCGAAACCCACCGCTTCGCCTTTGACGGAAACGGTCATTTCGAGTGGGACACAGACCGGCGCTGACCCCCACCCTACAGCCTCTCCAACTATCAATCCAAAGCGAATCAATAGCTGGTTGATAGTTGAGTCGGTTGAGGCATGAACCTTGCCCTTGCATTTCCGGATAACCTGAGTTACGGGTAATGCACGATGCCGAAGCTTGGATTTGAAATCACCGTTCCCGACGATGAGCTTGAGAAGGCCCTGGAGTCGGACGAGATCTACCTCGACCTGACCTACCGCCTTGAGACCATCATCAAGGAGAGGGTCGTGAAGGCGGGTGGATGGGAGTCCACCGAGGCGTATCGCCGGATGAAGCACCGGGTTGACATGGCGAAGGAGCGCCTTGACAAGTGCATCGAGCAGTTCGAGAAGAAGAAGGCATGGCACCTAGATCGCAAGAAGAGCTACACGCGTGTCTTGAAGCTGCGGGAAGGGAGAAAGATGGTGATCGCCCAGCGCCTTCAGGCCCAGATCCTGAAGCGTAAGGATGCCCCGCAGAAATACCGTGAAAAAGGAACCACATGAACACATTGATCCGCCGTAACAACGGCTACTATTACGCTAGACTGGACGGGGAGGGAGGGACAAGGTATCTCTCGATGAAGACCCGTAACAAAGAGACGGCGAAGAAACGCGCCGCCAGTGCCGGCATTGACGAGATGAACGAGGCATCCAGGGCGGGGTCGCTCCGCGGACGTGCCTTCTCCACGCTCAACACCGGCCGCGTTTCCAGTCTCGTTGAGGCTCGTGACATGTGGGTCGATTGGTTGGACGCGAGTGGATCAAAGTCCGGCAAGACCGTGCTGAACTACAGCCAGCTCGTCGATGGGTTCCTGAAGGACACCGGGCTTGGTAAACGTCCGGCATCGGACCTCAATGCTGATCGCATCAACGGCTGGATCAACAACCCGGAATGGGGGGCCAAGCGCACCACGCGACTTTCCGCGCTGGCGGCGTTGAGGAAGTGGGTCGAGTGGATGGGGGTCATGGGCATGGTGCCCGCTGGCATCGGGAAGATGTGCTACGTCGACGTGAGGTCCCTGCCCCACGCTCAGAAGGAGTCCATCCCCCACCGACCGATCACCCATGAGGAATATATGGCGCTGCTCACCGTGCTGGATGGTAAGCGCAATCCGTTCTACGCCATCGCGGCGAGGCTCGCGTGGGAGTCCGGGTTGCGGCTCTCCGACACGGCCACCCTCGAGTGGGACAGCTTTCATTGGGATGAATCAGGAGGCAGTCATCTGGTGGTGTGGACGCGCAAGCGGTCACGGCGCATCAACGTCCCCATGACGGACGAGCTGTGCGACATCTACGACATGATCCCCCAGGAGGTGTCAGATGGCAGGTTCTGCTTCCCTGATGAGGCACAGGCTGTCATGAAAAACCAGTCCGCCAAGCTGTCCACGTTCTTCGGGCGTGCGTTCAAGGAGGCGGACATTCCGGGCGCGTCCTTCCATTGCCTGCGGACGTCATTCGCCCAGCGCATGCGCCGCGAGGGGCGGCCGGACCAATGGATCGCACTGATCCTCGGCCACACGGACCACGCCACCACCCAGGGCTACCTGAATGCCGATCCGAAACCGGTCAAGAAGACGAAAGGTGGGAAATGAAATTATGAAACAACCAACGACTCGAGAGAACAACCCGGATAGCCAGCTCGCTTTGGCTGAAGCTCGTGGTTCGGAGAACTATGTTTCATTTCTAATATGCTTCCGAACTACCGCAGAAATATACAGGAACGGACTGCCGCTCGGCGTGGTGAGAGATGGAAGATTCGAGCCACACGAGTACACGCTGCCAGATGGCTCGAAGCGGGAGGTAGCACTGGACACCGCGCTTGCGGCGCAAGTAATCAAAGCTGTGAACTCGATGTGTCCGACGAGCGACTTAGGTATGCCAGCCCTCCGACCAGAAAAGATTATGACACCAGAAACGAAATCACCACCAGAAACGCCAACCGAAGCCCCAGCGGGTAAGGGTTTGGCATCACCGCCTTGTTCTCCGTTGGTTGAAAATCTGGCGGCGAAAGGAGTATTCAAGGGATTCCACGGCCTAGAGGGATTGGTAAACTCTCAAGAGTTTTGGGACAAGCAACCTTACGGAACTCGCCTCTACTACGGCGATGAGATCGGGGATTACTTGCACCGCTCGATTCTCGAAACAGCCGTCGAGATTTTGAAGGAGAACGAGAAAGGTCATCGATGAGCCGCTATAGCAGACACAACCCCGAAGAACCAACCAGGCACGACTGGACGGCAGGCGGACGAAAGCCGGAAGCGCAAGGCTCATTCGCTGCACCGTCTGGTTCGGCGCGGTGGAGTGTCAGTCTGGACTGCGACTGTCCGAAATGCGGGAAGCATGTGAACCTGCTCGACGCTCCCGACTTCTGGGATGGGAGAACGCTCAACATCCCGGAACACGGGACGGAAAACAGCGATAACTTAGAAGTGCGATGCCCGGAATGCGACCATGAGTTCAATGTATGCTGCGAATGGTGAAAATACGTGATTATCAGGCGGTGACAGTGCTCGAAGAATGCGCGAGGACTGAATTAGATGGTGCCAGTTTGCTCACAGGGCCAAGAGATGTGGCGGGTCAATTCTCGCTGGAATACCTCGCGGCTGCGTTGTTGCGAGGGGCCGAAGCGATCGAGCAGTGCGAATCTGAGAACAGTGTGACCCGTAACGTTGCCGGACTGTGTTGCATACTGGAATCCAAAGCGGCGGACTCCATGTTCAGCGGTGAGGTTGTGGCTGACATGTTCAACACGGTGCTAAGCGGGCATTCCGCTGAATCCACCGCTTCCAAATTCCTGTAACAGAAACCAAGAAATGAAGCCAACTGAAATAATGGTGTGGACCGGAGAGAGCTGTCCGGATTGTGGTGATGAGCTGCAGGCGGTCGGTGACAATGACGGGTTTTATGACGGCTCGGAATGCGTGTGTGCTCGTTGCTCATTCCGCTCGGCGATGACTGTCCATGAAGACGGTTCAACGTGCGTTCAGGAGCCGTGTTATGATGGTGCAAGGAGAGGGGTCACGAAATGAAGAAAGACGATGGTCTCCGTTGGATGTGCCGACTTGTTCGGTGGGTGTCCGCATGGGCATGGAGTCACGAGATACGGAAAGCAAAGGACTTCGAGCGGGTCAGGGACGACAAGTGGCGGTATCGCGTGGCGCTGGAAAACGTCATTGAAAGCGCGACCCCAAGAAAGCGGGACAACCCGAAAATGCACGCAGCATGGAAAGCTGCCGATGCCGCGCTTTATCCACCGGACGAACAAACTGACACATCGAAATGAAGCGAAGCGAAATGCAGGTTGATGACCAGCGCCTTGCCCACCTCTGCGAAACGATCAAGGTGTGGTGGGAGGAGCACAGATTCGACACGGCAGGTGACTATGGTGAATGGAATGTCTACGACAGTGAACCGTCATTCGTGGAGGAAGCCAAAGCCGTGGTTGGCGACTGGGAATCTCAAAGCTGAAAAAAGGTGACTACTTATGAAATACTCAAAATCTGAAATTCAGACACTCGTCGACAATTGTCATGGATGGAATGCGACCAAGCCGATCAGCGATGAGGATTTGCGGTCCTACACGGACGGGGCTTATTACGGCGATTACTTCGACGACGAAGGACGCTACCTCGGCCCTGATGATAATGGCGTTGAGCCGGCGTTTGATTTTGGTTTGATTCCGAGGTAATGGACGCGAAACACCACCTAAAATGAACATCGAAAAACTAATTCACCGCCGTGCCGAGAGACACGTTTCGGATCTGCTGGAATGCGAAGCAGAAGAAAAACTAAAGATGAAGGCGGTTAAAGTCGAAATGAACATCATCGAAATCTCAGTGTATGACGGCAACCCTGCAACCTCTGGCCCTTGTGCATGGCCTGACACCTTCAGTGGCGAGCTGACCGACGGAAAAATCAGCGCATCCGCCGAACGCAAAATTTTGACGCAGGCTCGTAAATGCGGGGAATACAGCAAAGGAGACCGGCTCTGGCTGATCGCCCGCGATGAAGACGGGATTAACGTCGCGGAAACCACCATCCGCCTGTGAGCCTCCCCGAACCCCGGGACGCGCTTCTAGTGGCAGGCAGGGAAAACCCGGACCTTCTTGATGAATACTGCGACGTTGAGAGCGAAATAAACCACACCTTCCAAAACGGGAGGTCTTTAAATAGCATTCGAGAAGCCATCAGGAACGGGGAACCCCCAAAGGTTGCCATCGGCGGTGATTGGAACATGTAACCCCTCGTGAGGTGACCCGTAACTCGGGCTTGCATCGCGTGCCGTGTCCTGACAGAATCGCCTCCTGGTGGATTACAGGACCGTAGATGCAGCATTGGAGAAGACGGGCGGGGACAGGCGCACCGCCGCGATCATGCTTGATGTCGGGGAGCGTGAGCTTTCCGAGTTCATCGGCCACACGAAGGAGCTGAGCGTCAAGTGGGCGAGGTCGGAACGCTGGGCCACCCCACCTGACCGGTCGTCCACTGACCGTCCGTCCCATCCGGCCATACGGAATCCCCCCGAGATCGTCATCGACGAGAAGGAGCTTGGTTTCGTGAACGCGTCCAAGGCGGTAGGGCTGGACAAGGTGGATGTCGAGCGACAGGTCGCCCACGCACGCCTTGCGGCCCAGTTCCCCGGCCAGTTGCTCCAGTCGGTCGGTGGTGGGATGATCAGCAACCTGAGCCAGGCTCAGAAGCTGGCGGACATGGCGGCGGAACGCCTGATGAGGGATGATTACGATGGCGAGGTGCCTGACGAGCGCACCAAGGCCCGCACGGCGGATCAGGACTTCTACGTCAAGGTGTTCGGCCAGTATCCCGTCGTCGCCAAGACCCTTTCGGAACTGCAGATGAACGCGGCGAAGATCGCCGAGATGCGGCGCAACGCCGAGCGTGAGGAGCGCGGGCCGGCACAGACGCTCGCATTCGGGACACTCTCGAGGGTCGAGGAGGATGGCGAATGATCTTCCTGACGGATCCACGACCCGCCAATGATGACGAGCCACCGGTCCAGGAGATCGGCATGTGCTCGTGTTGCGGCACACGCAGCGAGGTCCTTCATGTGGTGGGGGCGGGTGATGGCATCTGCATCTCCTGTCTGCAGATGTTTCTCGAGTGAGTGACCCGCAGGATTTCGACCCGTCCAAGCCGTGGGAGCCTGACCAGGGTCCTTCGCAGCGCAAGGCGTTCCATGACTCCACCCCGATGCTCCTGCTCGAGGGCATGAAGGGGTCGGGCAAGACCAACGTCGCGCTCGACAAGGTGGTCCGTCATCAGGTGGAGAACCCGAACGCGCTTTCACTCATCATCTCCCCCACGGCGGCGGGTGGCAAGCTGGGTGTGCTCGACGAGCTGGAGCGCATCGTCCTGCCAAAGTGGAAATACGGGAATCGAGACTACACGGGCGGGCAGTTCGGCCCGTTGCTTGATCGGGGTATCGGGCTCCAGTTCACCGACCCCAAGGAGGACAGCAAGACCAAGGACATGACACTGCGGGTCCGGTCGCTTCACGAGCAGTCGACCAATCCCGACAAGTGGGGGAAGGTCGTCTTCAAGTCCATCCCTCACGCCCACCTGGTCAAGGAGCGCATCTACGCGATCTCGCCGTCGCAGGTCATGGTCGACGAGATCACGAACACCTCGGGTCCGGAGTATCTCACCCACCCAGCGGCACAGCTTGGGCGTCGTGCCGGCATTGCCGGGGTTCAGCAGTTCATCGGCACCTGCAACCCGGCCGGCCCGAGCCATTGGGTCTATGACCGCTGGCACCGGATTCCGTTTGACGAGGACGGGAAATACAAGGACAAGGCCAGCAGGAACTACCGGTTCATCTTCATCCCGGTCACGGAGAATGTCCACCGGATGCCTCCTGGTTACGCTGAGAATCTGGAAGCAATCTTCTCATCGAACCGCGTCGAGTATCAGAGAATGGTTGAGGGGTTGTGGGTCGACATGCAGGATGGGAATTCAATCTTCGTCGATTCGTATGTTGATGAACTCCATGTCATGGGCGACGCGGGCAAGGGCACTGGAATCATCCCACTCAAGGGGCACACGGTCTATGTAGGCATGGATCCGGGAGTGGCGAACTTCTGTGCGTCCTTCCTGCAGCGGGTCAATGTCGGGGACTCCTATGTCTGGTTGCAGTTCGACGAGCTGAACTACGTCGGCAAGCGCACGCCTTATGACAAGGTTTGTGCGGACATGGCCGACGTGCTGGACTACTGGTCGGAGAAGGTCGGCGAGGAGCTTCCATGCCGCTTCATCGCCGACGCGGATGCCTTCACCCGTCGGAACACCAGCGGCGGCTTCGAGGCTGCCGAGATCGAGTCACACATCAACAACCGAATCACCTCCCGTGGCCTGTCCATACGACGTGCCAGGCTGGAAAAATGCCCCAAGGGAAAGGGGTCGGTCGCCACCCGCGTCCGCATTCTTCAGGATCTTCTCATTCAGGAGCGGTATCTTCTGTCCGCCATGTGCCCCAAGACACGGGACATGTTCATGTACCTGAAATCCAAACTGCCGAAGGAAGGGGTCTACAGCCCCGATGACGGCTTTCTTCCCATGCGCTCGCCGCAGCTTCACCAGTTCGACTCCACCACCTACCCCATACTTAAGATAGAAAACTCGGTCGTCTCCACGAGCACAGGCTCGGTCACGCCCCGTGTTTATGCTTGCGGCGGGTCACGCTGACCGATATGTTACCCAAAACTATGGTTACCTCAGAGCATACGGCACGCTTCTCGGCGGTCGCGGACAAGGAACTCATCGACATCCTCCGCAGGAAGGACATCGGTGACGAGTGCGTCCTGACCGTGACGTTCCGCATCAACGAGGTGACCGATGACCACGTTTCCGGTGTCATGGTCGACGCCATCCCTGAAGGCTACGAGGAGGACGCTGACGAACCCGTGCCCGGTGAGGATGTCAGCGTGGCCGTGCTTTCCACCGTCCCCGAGGAGTGAATTCCAGGCAGTCCATCAAGCAGGTTCTGATACGCCAATGGTTCGAGGAGATCGGGAAGTCCCGGAAGCTCAACCGCCGATGGGGGGATGATGACGTGTTCCGCCTCTGTCACAAGACCGGCCTGCAGCCCGAGGAGCTGGCGGACATGATCTGGTCGGGCCGTTCGCTGCGGAAGGCTCCTGCCGGTGGCTGGTCCGGCCCCGTCTCGCTCCACCTCACCCACTTTGACCAGTACGTCGACCACGTCCGGCTCGGATCGCCGATCCGGCCCATTGTCCCCGCTTTCGCCATAGACTGATGCATACGAAATTCCCGGAGATTCTCCGCAAGACCGGATCCACCAACGAGCGTCTCAAGGAGGTGCTGACCTCGGTCGCACCTGACGCGCAGGAAGGTCCGATGCCGGACGAGGACTCGCCTCTGATGAAGGACGTCCGGAACCGAAAGCGGCTCGAGGACTCCATCGCCAGCAAGACCCACGAGGGGATGTCGCGCAGTCTCCGGAATGCCGCGCCCTACTCCGCGGCGGACATGGCCTACGACACGGACACCATCACGCGTGACCGCTACCCGCTCTCGCTCTACGCCAAGGGGAAGATCACCGTGGACCGGTGCCGGGAGATGCTCGGCCCCACCACGTCGTCCACCTACCAGAAATACACACGCAGGACCGAGGGCCAGGCCGGGGACAAGGTCCATCTTCCCGCCTTCGTCGAGGCTCCGGTCAACCTGGTCAAGTCCTTCGTCAACCGGCGCTGGGCACCCCAGAAGGTGAAGTTTGAGAACCTCTTTCCCTACCTCCGTTACGAGCCCCGCACCACCGGACCCGTCGCGGAGCTGAAGGCGGACGCCGTCTCCCAGATCATGGAGATCATGGCGGATAATTTCGGCTACCGTCACAGCGACAGCCAGGCGGTTCTCGGCGGCTTGCTCTACTCCCACTCGATCGACTTTGTTGCGCGGGCATGGACCTGCGACATGGGATATGACATCGAGGACGTTGTGGAGGAGATCATGGAAGGAAAGGACACGTCCGAGTCCTTCAAGCTCAAGAGCCGCGTGGTGCGCGAGGGTGTCGAGTTCGCCTCCCCTCACCCGTCCCGCGTCTACAGCGACACGAACTACCCGCTGTCCATGATCAACTTCGACCACGGTCCGCAGTACATCGGGTTCTGGGACGTGAAGCGGTATTCGGACGTCTACCACGATCCGGATTTCTTCAACGTCGACAACATCGGGACAGGTGACCGGCTCTGGGACCTGTTCGGCAGCTACCCGGAATACTTCTCGACCTACATGTCCACGATACGTGAGCCGGTGAGGACCACGGTCGACCCGTCACTGGACAACGATCGCAAGTCCACGGTCGGGTTCTACTCGATCGAGAAGGAGGACGAGTCCATCCTGGTGACCGAGCATTACGAGCGGATCATCCCGCTGGAATACGGCATCGGTGACTACCCCCACCCGATCTGGGTCCACTTCACCATCGCCTCGGACGATCGCATCGTCTTTGCGGAGTTCCTTCCTTCACGTCCGGCATGCTACCTGGGGATCAACGAGCACGACGGTCGCGAGCGCACCGCCTCGTTCGCCATGGACCTGCTCCCGTTCCAGGACCACGCCACGAACATCGCCACCCACTCACTCCGCCTGCTCGCGTTGGAGATCTTCAAGGTCATCGAGATCAATGCCGACCGCCTGTATTCCCCGAACGGGAAGCAGGACGAGGCGGCGAAGGCGCTCGAGGAGATCAGGGGATTTCTCAAGTCGGACGACTTCTTCAAGAACCCGTGCGTCCTGACCATCGAGTCCAGCCTCGAGAAGCTCAAGGAGCTGGCGGGCGGCGCGGCGCTGGGAGATCTCATCAAGATCCATGAGGTCAAGGTGACCGGTTCCATCGCGGCCGGCATCACGGCCATGGGCCAGCTCATCTCGCTTGCGGAACGCCTCACGGCCATGAGCCCCGCCGAGCAGGGACAGCCCGCACCGCGTGAGATCTCAGCCCGTGAGGTGACCGCCATCGAGGGGACCACCTCGTCGGTCTACAATTCCATCTCGGACGCGATCGACAATTTCCGCTCCGCCAAGAAGCGCATCCTCCACGACTCATGGCTCGCCTACGGTCAGCCGGAGTTCGAGGTGGCAGTGGCGGCACGCTACCCCGAGAACGTGATCACGGACGCCGGGTTCGAGATCGTCCAGGGCGAGGGTGAGATCGTGGACCCGAACGGGGCGCGACGCCACACCATCAAGGGGCGCAAGACCAACCTGCAGTTCCCGATGGTCTACTCGTCGAGGGACGGGTCGGAACGCGCATCCAATCCCGAGATGGCCGCGACGCTCGCACAGCTCACCCAGTTCATCTTCCAGGAGCCGACCGGTTCCGTCCTGCAGGCCATGGGCAAGCCCCGCCTGTTCGAGCTGATGAACACGGTGGTCCGCCTGTCCGATGCGGGATTTGATCTCAACCTCAAGCTGGAGCCCGGTGAGGATCCGTCCTTCGGCCAGAGTTCCGAGGAGATGCTCACGGAGGCGGTCCAGCGCATCGCCCAGACGATCCAGCAGATGCAGCAGCAGGATCAACGCATCGACCAGGAACTCGGGTTGATCAAGGAGGCGATCGGCTCGGTCGGTCAGGTCGCCGAAAACGCACAACTGGCAAACGAATCAGAGAAGAAAGATTGATATGGATAAAGAGCACGAACTGGAGGACGGGGAACTGGAAACCCTGGAGGTGAAGGATCAGGTGACGGAGGAAGCTCCGGCCAAACCTGAAGAGCCGGAAGATCAGGGCGATGATGGGTTGCTGAACGAGGAGGCCCTGAGGTCACTGTTCTCGAATGAGGATCTCAACCGGGCGCTCGGCGTTGCCGAGTCCGGAGATGGCGAAGAGAAGGGGGAGGACGATGCGCCTGAACCTGAGGCCGGGGACGAACCTGGGAAGGAGGAGAAGCCGGATCAGCCACCTTCCGCCAAGCTGAACCCGCGCCGACTCCGCCCTGTCGCGAAGGTCACGGAGCCCGCGCCGGTCAAGCCCGCCGAGAAGCCGGCCGACAAGCCCGATGAGGTGCCGACCGAGAGTTTCGCGGATTCACTGGACGGCGATCTCAAGCGCGAGTACCAGATGGTCGCGGATGCCGAGAAGTATTTCCCGGAGCGGTTCAAGGGGTATCCCGCGAAGATGGAGCAATACCTCAAGCTGCTCGCAAAGAAGCACGAGGACGGTGACCTGCCGGAAGATCCCGATAGCGAGGAGTTCATCGAGTTCGAGCGCAAGCACCGCCCTCGCATGTCGCAGGACGACCGTATGGAGGTGGTGGCGGCAAGGCAGGCCGAACGCATCTCCCAGACATCGGAGGCGAAGCTCAGGGAGCAGGCCGATCGTTACGAGCAGCAGATCCGGGAGCTTCGCATCAAGCCGATGGTGGACACGCAGGTCGAGGAGTTCCGCAAGGAGCTGGTCGACATGTCCGACGGGGCGTTCTCTCCGGAGATCGTGAACGAGATCGAGTCCATGGGCTATGAGCAGGCGCTGAACGAGATTGGAAGCGTGGCCCAGCCCTATGTCAACGCGGTCACACTGGCCCGCGCCTATGCCGAGATCGTGGCGGACCGCAATGCGGGCGTCCAGACGGCACAGAAGGAGATCTACAACACCATCTCGCGCATCGCCGTGTCTGATTCGAGACGTCACCTCGCAGAGGCACCCAACGAGGAGCTGGAACGTGACGGGCGGAGATTCCTGCCTCTGGACGACTACCATCGTCACGTTGCGGACATGGCCCGTGAGCTGGGAGATGGTCGACGTGCGGCCGGTGAGGTGGCGAAGAAATACTTCACCTACACGGACAAGGATATATTCAAGACCATCGGCAGGCTGGCCACCCAGAGCAAGCGGTCGGTGGACGATCGTTTGAAGAAATGGTATGGGGCACAGCCGTCGTCTCAAAAACAGGAACCCGCTCCCGTGTCGAAGCCCCAGGCGAGGACGTCCGGAAGGCCCGCGGGAAGCGGTTCCAGAATCCCGTCATCATCCCCTGGCGACGGGCAATACGTCGAGGCGAGTGATGACCTGAAGGCGCTCGGCATCATGCGCGTGCCCAAGTGATGGTATAGACTGTCGCATCGTGGAATTCACATCCGGGGCTGTGCCGTGTTCATCAGGCGCTCCCCGGATTTCCCGTAAATACGCCCGTGATTTGCCTTCAATTGTCAATGTTACCTAAAGTTAGGGGAAACATTGACGACCAATGGCTTTACAAGATAACTGCGATCCAAACATCATCGACATCGGCGCGAGCAACGACGGCTCGCTGACCACCTCCACCATCCGGGCCATGACCTCTGCCGATTTCGAGGCACAGGCATATCAGGAGGTGAAGATGGATCAGATCATCGCCAACGCACGCTTCGCCAAGAAGACGGGTGTCCGCGAGTCCATGCTCGACATGCTCCTCAGAGGCCGCATCAAGGCTTACCCTGAGGGTATCACCAAGCAGAGCGCCGGCCCCGGCCAGTCGATCATCGCCCCGTTCTTCTTCCGGAACCAGATCTCGAACATCAACGAGAGCTACTGGAAGGTTACGGCAGGCGCGGCGGCAACCGGAGCAGGCACGGGATCGATCCCCGTCCATGCATGGCGGTTCACCGTGACCAAGACGGACAGCTCCTACGCGTCCGACATCGCCAACCCCCATCGCTACTTCCTTCCCGGCAAGCAGTTCCAGGTCGAGACACAGGTGTCCAACGCCTACGTCCGTCAGGTCTACGAGATTATCGACAACGCGGACGCGACGGTTGGCAGCACCAACCAGTGCTATGTCATCGTCAAGCCCAAGCTCAGTGAGGCGGAATGGAACGCGCTCAGCGGTGCCGAACAGACCGCCTACCAGGTCACGTCCGGCCTCGGTCAGGTGCTCGCGAACTCGGTCAGCGACTACGAGTCCTGGGCGGAGAACGAGCCGGTCAACAACCCGAAGAACCTTCGCCTCTACTGGATGCAGACTTCGCGCTACGCCCAGACCTACACGGACGACTACCTGCGTGCGCTCAACGCGCCGAACACCTCGGAATACCTGAAGCGTTACAAGCTGCTTCCGATCGCCGAGCAGAACAAGCAGCAGTTCAATTCGTTCATGCGCGGCTGGAGAAACTCGATCTTCTACGGCACCAAGGCCAACCCTCGCCAGACTGAGGCGCTGTATCGCACGCTTGATGCGGTGGTGGATCCCGCCAACAGCGGCCAGACGCTCGAGTACAAGGCTGAGGCGGAAGGCTTCATCACCCAGCTCGAGAACTGCTCACGCGTCGCGGACGCAGGCGGAGCCGCGCTGAACTTCAACACGGTGCTCACCGCGCTCTATGGCGTGAAGCGTGCCCGTGAGGCTGACGGCAAGACGGTGTCCCGCATCGAGATCATGACGGATCGCGAGACGGCTGGAAACCTCCACGTCGCGTTCATCGACCTGTTCAAGAAGATGTATCAGCAGGACTACTCGCGGAACATCGGCGCGAAGGAGAAGATGTCGTTCGAGAACCAGACGGTGATCAACTACAACATCTACGAGCTGCCGGCCAACCTCGGCGGCTTCGAGCTGGTGGTCATCTGGGACGACTACTTCCTGGACAAGGTCTCCACCATGACCGGGTCCACGACCAACATGGAGGCCCAGCGCCAGATCATCGCACTCGACTGGTCCGACCTCGAGGTCTCCGTCATGGAGAGCAATTCGGTCACCCGCGAGACAAGCGAATACGACGAGCTGTATCGCAACCGGATCAAGATCAACAAGGCCCACACCCGGCTGAACTCGGTCAAGTGGTCCGCGGTCCTCGAGGACCCGAACCGCCACTATGTCATCCGTAACTTCGCGGCCGGCTGCCCGACGCTGACCTACACGGACTGCGACGCAACGACCTGATGAAGTATTGGAGAGTCATCAACGCACTGCGTGAGTTTGACCTGGGCATCCGGCCCGAACTCTGTGTCATTGTCGGCGGCGGCTGGTGGGGCGTCTATGCCTCGGACGCCGCCGACAAGATCGAGGTGATGGACAAGCTCGTCGAGAGCGGGACGGCAGGTGTCTTCCCGATCGACGAGGCCGGATACCTCGATCTCCTGTCACGGGGTAAAAAAAAACCGGACCCGTCAATCAAACCCTTGCCGACCTTGAACGCGTCGCAGCCAAAAGCGGCGGTGAAGGGAAACGGTGCGGAAGTTGTGGAAGGGACAGACCGCGATGGCGGACCCTCTGATCCGGTGCCCGAGGAGCCACTCACGCTTGAGAAGGCGGTCACCATCCAACCAGTAGAGAAAAGTCGGAGAATTTCAAAAAAGAGTAAAAAATGAGCTACCTGACAAACAAGATTGTCATCGAGACCGAGGCTCCCGGCGCGGGAGTGAAGAGCGAACAGAAGCTGGTCGTGCGACCCCATGCCAGCACGGAACTCGGCCCGATGGGCACATGGCGTGCCCCCACGGTCAACCGCGTCACCGAGACCTTCCCGCTGCTTCCTGCGGCATCTGTCGCGGCAGGCACCAGCCCGTTCCTGGTAGCGACCGGAACAGGCACCGATATCATCACGGCTGACGTCAAGGGCGGCGTGAACCTGAAGACCCAGGCGACCACGCCGACAGCCGGCGACAACGTGCTGCTCTCAGGTGTGGCCAACACCCCGTTCTCCTTCCCGGTGCGTGACACCGAGCGCGAGATCGAGATGGTCATCAACCTCACCTCCATTTCGGACATCACCGGATCGTTCGGGCTGAACGAGAACGTCACCGACCCTGATCCTGCCGCCACGGCTGGAGATGGTGTGGCGTTGCTTGCTGACCCTGATGAGACGGTCACCACCGGACTCACCGCGGCCCAGCATGCGAACTGGATCGTCGCTTACAAGGTCAACGGCGCGGACACCTACGCAGCAACCGACTTCCCGTTGGTGGCCGGACGTGACTTCCACTTCCGAATTGCCATGGCCGCGGACTACACCTGCGCCGTCTACATCAACGAGACGCTCGTCGGAACCTCCCCCGCGCTCACGGCCGGTGACACGGTCAAGGCGTTCCTCGGTCTCCAGACCAACCTGACAGATGCGGCTGGTCAGCGGGACTTCACGACCCGCCTCGTCTCCTCGGACCGCATCTGGAAGTAATCCACAGCGGCCTTTCGCTCTCACAGGACCGCCAGACCCCGTGGGAAAACGTGCTTGGGGAACCCCGTCCCCGGCTTCACGGTTCGTGCTCAAAGGGCCATCGAATTTTTCGGTGGTCCTTTCTGCTTCCAATGGTGTAATGTTACCCGTAGTTATAGTCCTC